TCAGCGCTGACTGCGGGTATGCGCACTTCCGGCCCGCATGTTATATATGTAGTCGAGGACAGAAGGCATAGCAGCTACGCCCCCAATATTCATTTTGATAGTTTTGTCATAGTCATCATTATAAAGGAAGAAAGCGACCGAATCAATGCGATAGTTTTCGCTATGTTTCAAGAACTGAGAAGCGCGTTGTACCTCTTCCATGACTCTCTTTTCGATCAGCTTTTCGGGTTGCCCCTGCTCTCGGTTCTGGTGTGAGTCGAATTCCATTACCCCGTTGTTACTGGACTCCGATATCAGCATAGTGCGAGCTGAGGGAGCAACCGAAGATATTTGCGCGTTTAGCATAGTCATAAGCGTTCCAACGCGGCACCGATAGAGATCATCGAGCAGTCTCTGATCGTTATCGAGGTCTTTTTTCGTTACGTTTATAGGGCCGTCACGGAAGAAAGATAATTTCCTCCTTAAGTCGGACATCTTCATACCGGAGAATACTCGACAATTGTCGATGATGTTCTTCTGCACGAAAAAATCTAAGATATCCTCATATGATGAATCTAACAGGAAAGTGGATAGATAACTGTCAAACGTATATATATCGAAACCTTTAGGTATACCTCCCTCAATATAACTGTTTCCGGACTGATCGTATGTGGTTAAACGCACTCTCTCCAAATTTCTTCTATTCTCATCATTAAGAGATTTTGCATATGCATCAATATTCTTTGTGTATTCAGAAAATGATTTACTCATAATATGAGCAAATTGTCGATCGAACATACCGTTAGAAAAATTTATTCCTACTTTAATATTTGTCAAATCTGCATCCGATAGGATCTTTTTGATTAGTAATGCGTTTTTTTCAAGGTCTTCTTTTTTTATGCCATTTAAATAAGGCTCATCCGCCAGAAATATAGCATATATGCAATCTTTATACTTCTTCATAACGTCTTTTATAGACGATAGTTTTTCGTTTATCTCGGGAGAAAACGAACGAAGTTTAGTTGGCGTTGCTGGCGAAAATCCCTTCTGCACACTCTTGCCACTTTGGGGATCACTATAATGAGTGGATATTTCGTTTCTCGGCTTTTGCACAGCGATGAATGGACCGAGATCTAGGTAAACCTTAAGATTTTCCTGACGGATACGAGCAAGCTTAGCATCGAGATCGGCTGGACTATAGACGTTTACGATGACGAAATCAATCTTGTTTGCGTAACCTGAGTCGACTCCAGATGGCGAGAAAAAACCGATTTTTGGCGTGTTTGTAGCTGCGCGAAGCGGTGCCGCATTGCTTAGAGCTATAAGTATGCCTGAGGCGGCTAGAACCTTGATGCGTGAACAAATCATGCGTGAATCCAAATAAAAAGGCGCTGCGTTCTAGTGTCGCAGTGGTTGCGCTAGGTTATCTCGGTCGCGATCGTCCGAACTCTCTTTGCTAGGATAATAGCAGAGGAATATGTCTGCAACGTATTGTGATTCTATGCTCGCGAGGGCCAGCACCTCGACAAGTCCATCGGTCGCATCACGGCCCATTATCGCCGGGTCGACCGAGCGCTTAAGCAGGGGCCGGGCTTAATACCAACTGTCGCTGACGGACGTATAGCGACAGTTGGGGCCTTCCCACCGATTAACCGTCTAACACGCTTGCTCTGGGCTGGCGAGCCGCATGATCCCGCTTAGGGAGGGCCCTCTCCCGCGTGTCCATCCACGCCGCCGCAGCCCTCGCAGAATCGCACGATCTGGCGGGTCAGTACAAGGGGAAACGACTCGCGCCCTATGAGAACAAGACACGAACAAACTGCACGGATTTTGCACGGATTGGGCCGGGCGACTCTAGACCGCAGTAGACCGAGATAGATCGAGAAGATGCGTGGGTTAGACCCTGCAATCTTCAAAAAACGGCAGTTTTCTGCGGGTGAGGATGGTGGGTGCGACAGGGATTGAACCTGTGACCCCTGCCGTGTGAAGGCAAAGTGACAGCGCGATAAGCGTCTGTTTTATATGTGTTATTTTCCACCATCCAACATAGTGGCCCCGATCTGGCACGAATAGACGATATCTGGCCAGTCAGTCGTGCCAAGCCAGCGAATCACCGCCTCCCTGTGATGGTCCGGCATCTTCTTGGCATAGCGCGTGACCATTGTGATCGTCTGCCACCCGCCATCCTCTTTCAGCTTCAACAGATCTTTGTGCACGCAATAATGCCACGTTGCCCATGTGTGACGCAGGCAATGCGGGGTGAGGCTCGGCACAAAAACCCGCCGCTCCTTTGTCTCCCCCTTGGGTGTCCAGACTCGTTCGCGGCCCGGCAAGCCCGCACGCTTGCAGGCATATGCCCAGGCGTTCTTTATCTGGCCCCCGCCGTTCCGCCCGGTGTCATAATAGGCGTCTCCCATCACAAGCCCCTGAGCCCCTCGCGATGATCGCACAGGGCGGAATACGCGCCCCGATCTGTGTGGAAGGCCCGCAAGCGCCAGCACGACAACGGGTGGCAAGTCTATGTGCCGCTCAGTGCCCTGCTTCTGCCAGACGACCGCGCGTGCGGCTGGCAAATCAACATCAGACCATTCAAGATCCAGAGCCTCGGACATGCGGGCACCAGTGCCGATCAGAAAGACCAGTAACGGCCGGACATGCGGCGCTGCCTCATTCACCAGATCGACCGCTTCATCTGGCCGGATGAAAAGCATTTTCGTCTGCGGAACCCGTGGCATCTGAAACGCAGGCTTGTCGCACCAGCCACGCACGGCTGCGAATTCTAGAATAGCCCGCAGCGGCGTCAGAACGCCACGGGTCTTGGTGGCTGGGGAAGCATTCGCCCCGTCACGCAGGATGGTCTTGCACGCCTCGTCAGCATCACCTTGCCCAATCGAGGTCAGCTTCCGTTTGCCGAAGTGCCTCAGGAGCCTCTCAACATGGTTCAGCGTCGTCTCGCTGCGCTGCTCGGCCTCAAGATAGGCCGTGACAGCCGCTGCGAAGGTTACGACCGCACGCTTGCCATAGACGCTCTCGGCCCAGAGTTCCGCCTCCCGCTTTGCCCGGTAAGCCTCTGCCTGCTTCGGGTCAGTCGTTCCAGTGCTTTCGTATAGGCTTTGTCCTCGGACGGTTCCGCGTATGTAGAGGTCTTGCCTTCCTTTTCGCGCGACGATCTTGAGGGACATTCCAGGCTTTCGATCAGGGTCTTGATATCTTCGGGGCTGAACTTGATCCGTGGCCCGACGCGACGGTGTGTTGGCTTCCCATCATGCTCGGGCACATCACGCAGATGGTGCAGCAGCTTTGTTCGTCCGACGATCCCACGAAGGTCGGTTGCCAAAACATCGAGCATGGGGCGCAGCCGAGGCATTCCCTCACCCATCCGCCCTCTCCTTCCGATGCTCCACAAAGTCGGCATAGATCGCGGCCATGACCTCGGGCGGCGCCTTGAGCGCGGCCATGACGCTCAGGACCGTGTTGATCGTGCTGTTCTGGCCCTTGATCAGGAAGCCCAGCGTGCTCGTGGAAATCCCGGCCTCCACGGCCACACTCTCTTGCGACCGGCCTTGCGCGACGATCATCCGCCGCACCCGCTCGCCCAGGAGACGGTTGAAGGGGGTGGGGTCAGTCATGCGCGTCTTGCTCCAGCTTTTCCGAATAGTAAGTTACGGAAGTGAAGCTCTCCGCGAAAAACAGGCGACCACATTCTCCGCAATCTACCTCTGAGCCGTCTTCTATCTTGAATTCCCAGCTATCTTCGTGTTCGTGCCCACAGTATGGGCAGACTAGCAAACGCGTTCCGCTCGTATCGATATCACCCATGCTCGCCTCCCTCGCGGATGGCTGCGCGCACCGTTACGAGCGCACGCTCGCAATCCTCTGTGACCTCGCTGTGGATGATATCGGCGCGTTCACCGTCACTCATCCTCAGACAGACAAACTTACCGTTGCGCGCATTGTATCCGCCTCGCTCTCCGTCTGTTACTTGCTCAAGGGCGCGTGCAGCTTCTTTCAAGACCCCCTCCAACTCCTTCACCCGAGCCTCAAGCGCGGCGACGTTGGCGGGGCGGGTGAGCTTTGCCGCGATCATTTCGCGCTTTTGTTCATCAGGCGCCGTCAACCTCTTTTTTGCTTTCTCAATGGCGGCAAAGGCTTTGCCAAAGTGCTCTTGTTCCAGAAAACGCATTTCTTGGAGATGCTCTGCTTCAGTCGCTGGCAGGGCCGTTTCCCGGTAAGCATCCTCCAACAGATCCGACGCTGCCTTCAAAAGTTCATCCATAGCCTCGACAAACTCTTTTGTATCGTTGGCGCTGGCCTCCGTGTCCTTCCGGCGCTGCTCTGCTTTATTCAGCGGGAACCTTTTGTCGCGCTCCTGCCACCAATTCAGTTCTTCAGACGCCTCTTCACGGTTAATCCCGTGCCTTCGCATAAGGGCGTTGAGCGTGCTTTCCTCATCCGCATCAGCGAACCGGGCGTTTTCGGCTTCATCCTCGATTTCTGATTTCCGGCGCTGCTCTGCTGCGCCTCGGGCCTCGGCTTCTGATAGTTCTCTATCGGCCCAGGCATTCGCTAGGGAATGGCTCATTCCCTCGTCTTGCCATGCCTGGGCAATGTGCTGCCTATGCGCCTCCCGCGTCCGAAACCTCGCGTTCTCCGGCTTCTGTTCGTGGGTCATGTCCAAGCTTCCTTGATATCTTCGGCGAATGGCCCGATCCCAAACAACAAATGCACTTCGTGAGAGCTGAGATACATGCCGCGCTCTTTACGGTTGGCTTCCTGGCCTCGTGCGATAACTGCCCGGCACTCTTTCTCGAATGTCTCCGGCTCCCGTTTGTGGGTCATCCCAGTCTCTCCCCTGCGCTCCGGTCCTTCACGGCCTCCTGCGCTTGTCCCTGCGCCGCTATCCGGGCGCGAATTGCATCCTGTGCCGCCTGCTCTCTCGTCAGGCGGTCCGCTATTTCCTCGTCGCCGGGGTGGGTCATGCGGGGGCGTGCTCCAGTTCGTCGGCCTCTTGCACCGCATGCGCTTCGGCCAGCTCATCAAGCCGCGCCTCGATCATGCCAGCCACTGCGTTCTGTACGTCCTCGGCTATCGGATTTCCGGCTTCATCGGACTTCGCAACGATCTCGATCCACTTGCCACGCACAGCTACAGCTTGCTCAGGCCTCGTTGCGCGCTCCAGCCATCCCGAAATTCGTGCCGCGTGATCAATGGTCGGAGGAGTGCGCTTCGGTTCGGGCGTGAGGTCAACCGGCTCGCGGCGATCGTCCTGTGCGTCTGCCATTTCTTCCGGCGCGTAAACGCCAAGCATGACTTCCGGCGTATGACGGCGCGCCCAGACGCGGGCTGCGTGGTAAGTCAGCATCTGGTCCGGCGTCTTCTTCCACCACTGATTTTCAGTGCGGGCCTCTGACAGTTTGACCTCGACCGACCGGGCTTTCTTCTCGCCACGAATAAGGCCGGCGCAGATCACCGCTCTGTTATCGCCCTCTCCGGTAAACTCGTAATTCAGCCGCCCTTCCAGCACGCCACTCGTCTGGATCGCCGCGGCGACGAGCTTGCCCTCAAAGCACATCTTGCCTTTGACGACTGCGGTAGCCTGGGCCACGGCAAAGGGTGACATCTGCCAGCGCATGGCCTGTTCGATCACCATCAGGCAATCGCCGGGGCTGCTCTGTAAGTGCTGCGGCACCATGCGAGCGGAGGCCATGGCCTGGGCCAGTTTCATTGCTCCCTGCATGCCCTCGATTACGAAAGATCCTGGGGCGCCGACTGTCGCTACTTCGTTCATTTTCTTGTCCTGATCTGAATGGTTCCAACGGGGGCAGCACCGAGCGTTGCGCCCGGTATCGTCTCGCCGCGTCGGAGGCGTTTCGTGAGCGTGGCTCGATCCAGCTTGTCCGGCTGGGGCGAGAACAGCGCCGGCATGGCGGCTCTCAAGGCGGCTTCATCGGTCACTGTGGCAGCAGGATCGGGGCGCGTTCTCGTCACCAGATACGGGCCGGCCTCGAATGAAACTGTGCCGCTCTCGTCGCATGACTGACGGACGCCTTCCCGCAGTTCATCCCGCATGGCGGCGCAATCCTTGGCGAGTGCATCCAGCGCCTCGATGCACAGAACCGCACCTGTGTCCGGATCATTTGCCGAACGCATCTGCTTGAGCGCGTCGATCATCCGATCAAACGAGGGCTTCACGTGCTCCGCATATGCCGCGTTGGCGATGTCGAGGGTGTTCACGCCCCCTCTCCCTTCGCCTTGGCGAGCACGGCGCGGGCTTTGGCGAAAGAGTCAGGCGCGAACCCTCGCTCCTCCAGGTCATCGGCGTTCAGATCCTGGCGGCCGGCGCACGATGTCGCTGAAACGAGCAGTTCCCTTGCGTCTGCGTATAATTCCTCCAAAGCCTCGGCCAGTTCCGGCGAGGTGGCTATCAGGTGGGCGTCGTCGGAAACTTGTTCACCTTCTCCATGCAGTATCCCTAACTGCGCTCCGGATGCATCGAGGATGGCAATTCCGCCCTCTTCTTCGTCTCTATCAAGACTCCAAGGCCCAGGCGTCCATTTCCCGCTCATGAGCGTGTCTCCCACAATTCAGAAATCATCCGTCGATCTGCCTCAGTCCGCTGAGCCTCCCACTGCTGGATCAGGCTCTTGCGGAGCGGGGTCGCATCGAGCCCCCAGGCCTCGTTGCGTAGGTGCTTGAGGACTGCGTTTGCCTTCGCGAGGTCATGCTGCGCGGGCGTCATTGTGCGGCCTCCTGCACGGCTTCGCGCAACTCAACGTTGCTCCGCATTTTCCAGAATACGCGGTCGGCTTCTTCCTTCATGCCGTCGCGACGCAAACGGCGTTCATGGTGCCCAAGCATCTCGTTCGTTGCCTGCAATTCCTGGCATACGTCCGCGAGCAAGGACGCATCGACTTGACGCTGTTCCATCACCCTGCCCTCTGCTCAAGCACAGCACGGTTCGGCAACGCCTCGCCCAGTCGGCAGAACAGGCAATCAAGCTCGTCCGTATCGAACGCGCCCCGGTCATTCACGCGGGACAGCTTGGCGTTCACCTGCTGCTCTGTGCGCGTAATCAGTTCGCGGATTTCCTCGGCGATCTCTGCGTCCTGGCTGACCGCCGCCTGAAAGTTGCTCATCGCACTGGCGCGATAATACGGGCTGCGGGTATCGCTGCTCCGGAACTGCATTCCGTCTGGATATGCCATCTTCTCTCTCCATCACTGGAAACACTGGCCGGAAACCCGGCTTGTTCGGCCCCGGCGTACCGGGGTCGCGTCAAGCGGGGTCAGAGATAGCGGTTCAGGTTCTCGATGATCTCGGCGACGGTGAACGAAGCGATCCTTTCGTCTTCGCTCACGAGGTCTTTCAGATAGGAGCAAGTGTGCTTTGCGCGATCGACCGATACGCTCTCGCGTTCTTCGCGTGACGCATCGAAGAATGCGTCATGGAAGGCTTTGGCCTTATAGATAGACATCACTTCGCCCCCTGCGCTTCGGCGATCAGGGCAAGGATTTGCTCGGGGGTTTCTTTGACCTCGATGATCCTCACGTCTCCCTCAGAAATGGGGCGAAGCGTCATAGTCGAGTTTTTGGAACCTCTCCCCGAAAATGAGACAATGTCTGATGCTCTGACGCAGGAACGAAAATTCACGTCCCTAACCACCTTGGTCAACATTACGAAGTCTGCCATTTGGCTATTCCTTGATTTGTTGAGGGTCAGTGCTGAGCCAGTCGTGCGTCGAGGCGCGTAACACCGCGTGGCGTGACGTAGACGGTCTGTGTCGCCACCTCCTCGCCTGCCGTGTTCGTGAAGGTCGCGTATTTCATCTCGACGTAACCGGCATCGACTGCGGAGGCGTATGCCTTCCACTTCCCGCGAGCGTCTTTGAAGATCCAGCCGACCTGACGCATCAGTTCGATGCCTTTCTGCGAGCCGATCTTCAGTTCCTTGCCGACTTCGCGCAGGTTCGTGCGGCCCTTGGCGTTTACAAGGCGCTCATGTGATTCAAGAGTGGGTTGCGCTGCTGCGAGTTGAGCTTTTTGGCGCTCGATTGTCGCCTGCATGACGATTAGGGCGCGGGCTGCCAGTTCTTCCGGCGTCTCGTCCGGCGCTGCGACCATGTATCCGCCGCACTTGCGGATGGACGGCAGAACTTCCTCGAAAACCCACTGCTCGAACTGCTGCGCCTCGGGCAGCTTGCTGCGAACGATCAGGCGGAGAACGTCAGGCTCGGAGAGAACGCGGACTTCCTGCATCCCGCCTTCGGTGGAAAGGGGGTAGCGTTTCGCGACCCCCTTGCAATGCTTGGAAATCGCATCTGCTGCGTTCGAGTATCCCAAACGCTCGGCCACGTCCTTGCCGACGAAGTGCGGCGCGTCGTCCAGCATGACGACCCGGATCTCAGCATTTGCAAAAACGAAGATTGTTGGCTCGGTTGCCATCTGGCTTCCCCATCGGTGTTGATGGGGTCAATGTGCGTTGTTTCCGCACGTCGGTCAAGCGTTTTTTCCGCACATGCCGCACAAAAAGAAACCCGGCTGGGCCGGGCTTGCACGATTAGGAAAAGGAATTCTATCTTTCGTAGGTTGGGTTTATTCAACCTGAGATCGGCGACATTACCCGGTCCAAAGTTAGTCTACCTTTTTCGTAAGCCTCAGCCAACCTGATCTCTGCCAGTCATTACCGTCTACAGCAACGAACGACTCTAGTATTCCCGGTTGAGAAAACGAAAACGCCTCTAGAACTATCATCCCATAGAACACCAAGTTTTTACTATCCGGCAATTGATCACTTGGTACGTTGGAGATGTCTTGTACGGTCTCGAACAACTCTTCTCCGTTTAGTGTCAACCTGAAAGATATCTCTTTGGGTTTATCCTCCTCACCGCAAAGAACTATATTTCTTACACAAAATTTTCCTGGTGGCGTCGGGAAAGTTCGTTGCTCCGCCGTTTTGGGATAAGAACCAACGAATGTGAAACGCCCTCCAACTTCGATCCGCAGATCGTCATAGAACTCCGAGAGCGCCGGATAGTCTTTCACTTTCCAACCCCCATCATGATAACAGAGGGCTTAATCTGTTCATTTTTGCCTGCACGGTGATTTTCTTCCGTCAGCTCAAAATTAATCTTTCTGTTGAGCGCATAAGCCATGTCGGCAATAGTCTCGACAGTTATATTTCGAGTGCCGTTAAAGATGCGCGTAACAAAGGATTTATCCTTTTCAAGCTTACGCGCCAGATCTGCCTTGCTGAGCCCGGATTTCGTGTTTTCTTCTGAGTAAGCTTTTTTCAGTTGCAGATCGATATCGCTAAGAAGCTCCAGATAAATCTTTCGACGCCTCGGAATAATTTTCTTAAAGGACATCTTTAAGCCTTCCACTCTCAGAGCTAACTGATTTCTCAAGCCCTAACTTACTACGAAAAGAAAGAACCTCTTGTATTAAAGGTTCGTATGCAGTGTTGATGAGCAGCTTCTGCTTAAGCTCCCAATTTACAAAGAGGAAGTGAGACTTTTCAGGGAACCAGCCGAACAATCTCACATGCGTTGTTTTTAGTTCCCAAACTCCGTGTATTCTGTGCTTGAGATTACTTATTTCCTGGGGATAAAAGATAGGCTTTCCCGCGCAGAAATCATCTAACCGCTGCATCGCTTGCTCAAAGGGTGTTCTATTACATCCTCCAATCCTAGGACGCCGCTCGAGCTCCTGCATTCGAAGCTCGCCGTCTTCTCCATACCAGATATACCTTTCAGGCAAGCCTTCAATATCTGGATCATATTTGGTGATGCCCCTTAGGCTACCGAGTGCGCCGATAATCCCACCAGTTGCCATAAAAGTCAACTTTCTTTAATTGACGCAAAAGCGACGCACTCAAACGCCAAACGTGAGGTACTCCTGAGAGGAAAAGATCTCATTTCCATAGCCACTTGCCTACCACACGCCCATTGATATGGATATCGGTCAGAGCAACCTCGTCGATGGGGTAACTGGGGTTCACACTAATGATGCGAACGCGCTCAGGGACCGAATTGGGAATCAGCTGAAGTTGTTTGATAACCACACCGTGCCCATTCCATAGAACATAGACTCCATCATGACTGAGTTGCCGGTGACGGGTATCGACCAGAACTCGTTCACTGGGGAGGAAATCAGGTTCCATCGAGTTGCCGATCACTCTGACGACTGCCAGCCCAGACGTGTCAGGAAGATAGTTCTCCAGAAAGCCTCTAGGCATAGCCCACGATGCAACGGGAGCATGCCCCTCGCCCCCGCCCGCGCTCTCATCAATCAATGCCCCCGATCCTGCCTGCGGAGAGATGTCGTATTCATTTACGACCACCGCGCCTTGGACTGGGTGCGTGGCGGCCTCTACCCGTTTGGCGCGCTCGATACCTTCGCGAATTCCCATCTCGCCTGGGAAAACGCCAGCAAGTTCCCATACCTCTCGTAGTTCGATAGGCGGCTCGCCTCTATCTACGAGCAAAGGCACGGCCTTCTCTACGAAATCGATCGGTAGGAACGGCTTCTTATAGGTGTCCTCGTAGGTTCGATAAGAGGACTGCTTCTCGCCGTATCCCATAGCATCGGCAAAAGCCCTTACAGTCCACCCAGCGCGGTTCCGGAGAGCTTTGAGCTTGAGGCGGGGTAGTTCGTCGGTCATGGGCGCATCGTGCGACAAAAACGCACAGCAGTCAGTGCGGAAATTCCGCTTGCTATATGTGCGGACATAGCGCACATTCCGCACATGACAATCGCTACCGATATCATAACTCGACTAGGTGGTACGCGCGCTGCGGCCAAACTGCTCGATAAGCCGCCCTCGACTGTCCAGTCATGGAAAGGTTCAGGGTTCATTCCTGCTCGCTATCAGGGAGAAATTCTTGAGAAAGCGCGACACGCTGGGATCGAAATAAATGCTGCTGATCTCGTAGGCGCCCGTCGCACCCCAACGGAGGCCCGCCCATGAGTCTCCTGCACTTCCTCGAAATCATCATCCCCGCCTGCGCTGCCATCCGCCTACTCGTCTGGGCGTCCGGCGTGACGCGGGCCACAAGCTCGGAGGAACGGTCATGAGCGCCCCAGCCGCCAAACCGCCGTTCTCCTTGACCGGCACGGTCTCCGCGCTCGACCTGCAGAGCATCGCAAGCCGCCTCGAACGCAAGGGGGGGCAGAAATGAGCGATACGAAGAACTGCGAATATTGCGGGGCTACGTTCAGCCGTAAGCCGGGTATGCGCCTTTCCAAATGGCTGCCGCGCCGCTTCTGCAGCGTGGCTTGCGGCGCACATTGTGGAGGCAATGCCACCGGGAGCCGAGTCAAGAAAGAAAGAGCGTCTGGTCCGGCAAATATCGACCCGAAGTATGATGATTACTCCCTTGAGGACGTAGTGCGCGATTGTGGGGGCATCGATGCACTCGCGGCGCACTTCGCGATATCGAAGCACGCGATCAGGTATTGGAACCGGGTACCGACCAGGCGGCAATATGAAATCCGCGATTTATCCGGGATTCCGCTGGCCGTTATCGAGCGTGTCAAGAAATCGGAAGTCGTCGCCGAACATCCGCAGAGCAAGCCGAAGATCACGCGCATCGACCCGCTGCCCGCTGGTTCGGCTGAGACCTGGGGCGCAATGATGCCCGGTGTCTCATGGGCCGACGCTCAACGCGACATCGCGCAGATGGGCGCGCGTTGACATGAGCGAAGCACCTTGACCATCAAATGACGACCACGACCCCCACCGCAGCCGCAAACTGCTCGACCAGACGTTGGCGCGTCTGGCCCGTAGCGTGCGGGTGCAGCACCGACCAGAGCCGGGCGGCGCGCATGATGTCGAGAGCGATCACGGGCGTATCCAACCGCTGCGTGAACCTTCTCGCATCTGCCTCGACCAGTGGCTTGTCGTGCTCGTGGGTGGTGGTGTCGTCGTCCATTCTTTGGCTGCTCCAATTCGTCCCTGACCTGACGAACAATGGAGAAAGCCAATGCGAAAATCGCGAGGGAATCACCACCGAGTTTTTCGGTGGAGGACAGGCAACATGATGGATGCCGCCACCTACGCAGACACCGTGTCCGAGATCCTGCGCCGTAATTACGGCCATCTCAGGCACGCAGCGAAACAACTTGCCCGCAGCGTCGGCACCTCGCCACGCACGGTCGAAAACTGGTTTGCCGGTATCAATGCGCCCCGAGGGGCTGAGCTGATCCGGCTCATGCAACAATGTGACGATCTCCGCGACGAGATCTTCCGAATTGTGGAGGAAGGCCAATGCCCAAAGGCGTCGGCATCGACTTCGGATGGTGTGGATTTGGCCACCATTCCGGGCCCCCAAGAACATTCAGGCTGGGTTTTCTATCGGTAATGCTTTTCCCGGACGGCATCGTTGCGCGCTTCGCGAGCTACGAGATCGCGCTCCAGGTGAAGCGGGATGGAGCCGAGAAATGACCCAGCCGCTCCCGTTCGCAAACCTGCGAAATTACTTAGCCGATCAGATCGAAATGGAAGGAAGCCTTTCGCGATGGGCTGACCGGCACGGCTTCCACAAATCGACCGTCTCCGAAGTCCTGAGCCAGAAGCGTGAAATGCCAGACACCATGGCGAACGCGCTCGGTTTTGCTGTCCAGAAAATTGCCATTCCGATGCGAGGCCAGAATGTCTGAGTTCCCGAACGATCATAATTCCCGCGCCCAAGAAGGCGGGGTGGCTGCCGATCGTCTGCGCTCCATTATCGAGCGGCATATCCGGCTTGAGGAAGAGGTGAAGGCCCTGCGCGGCGACCAGAAGGACATAATGTCCGAGGCCAAAAGCGCGGGCTACTGTCCCAAGACGATCAAGCAGGTCATTCGCATCATGAATGCTGATCCGAAGGATGTGCAGGAAGCAGAGCATCTGCTCGACACATACCGGAGGGCATTAGGATGCTAGGTTTCCTCTTCCTCCGCCGATGCCGCCGACTGGAAGCCGAAAACGACAGGCTCGTTGCGTTGCTCGCTGCAACTGAGATCGTCCACACTGGCCAGGATCATGAGTTGTGGAAAGCCAAAGCTGAGGCTGGTCGGGCGCTGTCGCTGCTGGCGGCCAAAGACTGCGAGATCAACCTGCTTAAAGCCGAGATCCGCGCCCTGAAACGGGAGCGGGACCGGGCTGGGAGGTTTGCTCATGAAGCGCCCTGAGGACACCCTGCATGAAGCAGTATGGCTGGCGCTCAAGCTGGCCCTGCCGCCCGAAGCCGTAGCGATCAGCCATGAGAACCGACAGAACGGCCCGCGTGAAGGTGCCCGACGCAAAAAGCGCGGCTGCCTGCCTGGGTGGCCGGATCTGGAGATCGTCCACGCCGGCCGCCATCACCTGATCGAGCTCAAGACGCCCGTAGGGACGCTGAGCAAGGCTCAACGCGAGATGCACGCTCGCCTGACGCAGGCTGGCGGGTCAGTAGCCGTCTGCAGGTCTGTGGATGCCGTGCTGGCGCATCTGGCCGCCTGTGGCGTGCCTGTGAGAGCGAGGGTGGCGGCATGAGTAAACCAGAACCCCTGACGCCCTCAGATTGCGACCTGCGGGGGCTCCCATTCATGCAATTGGACGTGTCCAGGCTGGTTGATAGCGACATGTTTGCGCTGTCCACCGGGGAGGAATTCAAAGCTGCTGTTGCGCTTTGGTGCAAGTCGTGGCTGCAAATTCCCGCGTCGAGCCTTCCGAATGACGACCGAGTGCTTGCCCATCTTTCGGGCGCAGGCTCACGGTGGAGCCGCATCAAAGAGATGGCTTTGCGTGGCTGGGTGCTGTGTTCTGATGGCCGTTTGTACCACCCTACAGTGGCCGAAAAAGCCCGCCATGCTTGGGAATCTCGCGTGCGACAGCGCGAGAGAGCCGCAAAGCGTTGGGAGAAGTCTGACCGCGCAACCGGCAATGCCACAGCATCGGACTCACAAGAGCCACGGGAATGCCACGGCATATCCCACGGCAATGCCATAGAGAGGGAGAGGGAGAGGGAGAGTATAGACTCTTCACTACGTTCAGAGTCTGTCAGCGCTTCCGCGCCTGACGAAAAGCCATCCGTCCGGGTTGTGGGATATTCCGAGCCGAAAGCCCCCAAGGGATGCAGGCTGCCGGATACCTGGTGGCCGTCTGACGATCTCCAGCAGTTCGCCCGTTCGAATGGCTGCAACCCGAACAAGGTGGCCGAAGCTTTCTGCGACTACTGGCGTGCGGTTGCCGGCGCAAAGGGCGTCAAGCTCGACTGGGACGCCACGTTTCGCAACTGGTGCCGCAGGGACAGCGAGCGCGGGGGCAAAGCGGCGTCCGTCCCACGTGAGCGACCAAAATCCATTCTCGCACAACAGGCCGACCGCATGGAGGCCGAATGGCTCGAACGCCAAGGCATGGGGGAGATGCAGCGATGAACAACCTCGCCATGTCTGATCGCCGCCCGGCGATCGTGATCAGCCCCGAATTGCAGGCAGTGATCGGCTCACACTCTGGCGGCTTCTTCGGCAGGCGCGAAACGGACGCCGAGCGCAACGCCCGCTTGCGCCGAGGCGATGTCGCTCCCGGTTTGGTGCTTGGCAGTACGGCGCAGGCAAAGCCGTCAGCCGGGGCTATTGCCGAGGCCCGTCGCGTTCTCCCCCTTCTCGAACGCGAGTTAGACCCTCTCCCGGCCCATGAGCTTTTTGCGGTGGTCAAGCATCTGACCGACATGCTCAACGGCGCCGCCCCAAACCCGCAAGACGAAGGGGCGATGAAGATGCGAAGGCTTGCAATGCTTGCCGCGCTCTCGGACACCCCTGCCGGAGTGTGGGGCGATGAACTGACCAAGGCAGCATTGCGCCGATTCAAGTTCTTCCCCTCTGTGGCTGAGCTTGCGGAGTTGCTGGACGAGGTGGCCGCCCCTCTGCGCGACAAGGTGGCGCATGTCCGCATCGTGTCGCGTCAGGAGGCTCGAGAGCCGGAACGCCCTCGCCCGACCGACGCTGAACGCGAGGCCGTCCGGGAGATGATGGCGGCTCGCCGGGCTGAGGTCGCCAAGCGCGAAGCCCACGAAGCGAAGATCCGCAAGCACGGCACCTACACACCACCCGGCGCTGAGGGTCTGACCGGCTGGGCCCTGCTCGACGCGCTGAAGGCCGATCTGCCGAACCTCGACGGGGATTTGCTGGCCGTGACGCAAGAGCGGGTCGAGGAAATGCAGCGCCGGTTTGAGGCGGCGGAACGGTTCATGACGAGCGAGGCGCAGGCATGAAAAACCCAGCAAATCCGGGCGATTTCGGTACAAACGGGACTCGGGGTGTGGTAGGATCGGGCATGAGCGAAACGACGAAACGGGCGATACCCACGGACCTCATGGACACCGGCACGCGATGGGCCGAACGAGTGGACGCAACGCACCTCATCGCCAAGCCCGTTCCCTATCATGCCGCGAGAGCCAATTTGCGGGCCGCTGAGGGCGGTGCGGAACACGAGACGACAAACTCACCGGCGGAAATTGGAACGGGCTGTACGGGGCGGAAAATGGCTCTTGTGGCGATCAGATGCGCGGCGTTGGTTTTGTCTTTCGCCCTGATCGGCTTCATCGCGTTGTGGATCGATCGCAAGGAAGGCCTCCTGTGCACGGTCATATCCGTGACGATCAGCGCTGCGATATCGTGGTATCTGTGTCCGCCACTGGTCGTGCGTAGGCGTGGTTCTGGTGGGGAGGGGGTTCGACGAGAAAAAGTCACAATAATGTGATTGATGGGCGCGATTGATAGCGAGACTCAGGCCGATGCATCTCGCTACGGTAAAAAGACGTCAAACGCCGCGGTTAAGTCGACTACCGGCCGCCAATATTATTAGGGATTACAAGGCCTTGTCTCTAAATCCCCCTTCATCTCCGGCCACCCCAAAGCAAGGTATTCTAGACCTAGGGATTGAGATCGAGCGCGTCATAGCCGGCATAGAAATGGGCGTGTTGGAAAATGGCACCCCCTACCTAACACAGCGAGGCTTGGCTGGAATGTCAGGCGCCGCAAGATCAACCCTGCAAGAGCTGACCCTCGAATGGGAGACAGCTCATCAAACTGGGATATTTGGTTCTAAGCGCGTGTCTTGGTTCAAAGACTATCTGGCTGAAAAAGCTTACGGCGAACCTAGTCTCTACATTGAGATACGAAAAGACGGATCAGCGCACTACGCTTATCCAGATGTCGTATGCATGGCGGTCATCGAGTATTTTGCATTCGAAGCACAGAGAACGAATGAAACGGCGCTAAAAAGCTTCCGCCAACTTGCGCGTTTCGGCCTCCAAAGTTTCATCTACGAAGCCTTGGGATACGCTCCTCCTGACAAGTGGAAGTACTATCATGATCGCGTATCTTTACTTGTCGGGGGAGCACCTGACGGATACTTCATTGTGTTCAACGAGGTGGGAGGGATGATTGTCGACTTAATAAATGCTGATGTTGGCGTAAATGATAAAACGATACCTGACATCAGCGTTGGGAAGGCTTGGGGGAGCTATTGGACGAAAAACAATCTCGAAAATACTTATGGCCCCCGAGTAGTATTCGAGCACAATTATCCCTCTTACTATCCTCAGGCAGCTAGCAACCCGCAACGCCCTTGGGCATACCCAAATGAGGCTTTGGCCGAGTTTCGCCGGTGGTTTCGACACGAATATCTCACCACTCGTTTCCCAAAATACATATTGACAAAAGCTCACCTGATTGGCGGACAAGAAGAGGCCAAACGTATTGGGCAGATCTATCAGCCCCGCGCTTTGAGCGGTCCATAATCTGGCTAGAACGAGTGGCGCTCCGCCCTTCCCCACCTGGCGCGACCTAGCCGACACGCTCGCCAGCCAAGACCCGGACCAGCGTGTGACGGACGACGATGCGGGGTTCTGGATCGGCGTGCACGAAAAAATCAAAGCTCGTGGCGCAAGTTTTAGTTGATTTTTGAGTCATGATTAACGGAGATTACCGTTACAAACTCAGGATCAAAAAAATGCCAAGAAGCCAGATCCCCGCCCTAATGTTATTCGCCAACTGCTTTGTCATAGTGAGCTTACGGGCGATGGAGATAGACATAGAGTATTACACGGAAGCTATGCTCTATATGTCCGCCTGCCTCATCGGTCTCGCTTGCGTTGCCCAACTGAGTTTGCGGTTGTTCAAGGCGCATCGGCTTCGTCGTCGTTATTGATCCGTAAGAACCGGACGTAGCTGTGCGTCAGGAATACTTTGACGGTGCGGCGTAATACCTGTGAGGGGCAAGCGGTTTTCGTTGTACTGACGGGCTGTTTCTGGTAGAATTTGAGTATGGCCATATCCCAGAAATCGCAGGAACGATCTTCGAGATGTTCAAGCCCAAACCGAAAGATGGGCCTTTTCCCGTTCTTACTGTGAAGCGGCCTGGACACGGGCTGCCTGTTCCGACGCCGGCCAATAAGGCAGATCAGGTCTCAAGCTCTTGCGCCAACACATTCGTCGGTCTGGTTGAAGCGCCAGACGGAAGTCGGTAGCTCGCCCGCATCTTGGTTTACATAACACCAGGTTCCCGTGACTGACGGTTCATCATCGTCCAGGGTCAAAGCGCTTTCGCACCATGTCTGCGCAAGAATGAGCGATTGATAAAGCTGCAAGGCCTCCGCAACGGCGTTTAAGGCTTTCAACTCTGCGATCCGGCTCTCGAACTCGTCCATGCATCGAGGCTAACGTAAGTACGGTTAATCATCCGTTATGCGAGTGTTAAGTAAATTTGAGCATAGAGAAACGTTGCGAGAAGGCGCCATTTGTCTCCTCTCGCGCGGGCGTGCAAACGATTCCTTAACCCTTTTAACATCACCTGCGGAGTTCGATTCAACAGGACTTATCATGTCTAGATGCAATATCATTGGACTGTCTTTATTATTGGCAACCCTTCCTGGTTGTCACAAACAAGACCGGAATATCGCACAAGTGTCTTTGCATGAAGCCCATTGTCATGTCGTCGCTCAAGAAAGCTATTGCGAGGAGGACGGCGGCGGTAGGCGATTTGAAATCGCCGACATCCCCGAGGAATTCAGAAACCAGTTCATAACCGAGTGTAGCGGTAACTTGCACTGCGACGTCGACCTGAGCGTACCGCGAATAGAGGCTGGAGACCGCAAACTGTGCAAGATCGTAGACATCTCGTGGTCCGATGCTCGTGGGGGATCACACTATGAACATATCTATGGCAAGTGGTTAGCCGCGATCCACCTCCCGCAATGGGGAGGCACAAACAAAAAAGCTTGATGAATTGTTGTCGAATCGTAATCGTACCCTTCCGCAATGTTACAATTCGATGTAGTCGCGCACCCATGACGATATCGAAATCAATTTTCGGCGCCGCTGCGTGCGCGTGGGGAGCATTTCTCGTGCTACACTTCCTCGATCTAGAAGGGACATGCGCTTTGCAGGATCATGCTCAAATGATTGCAGACATCATGGCTGTAGCCTGCATCTTCGTGCTGCTCGGTAAACTCGTCAGGATGCATAAATCTCGGGCAACCCACTGACCTTCCTTTAAACTGACCGCTGTAATTTCCTGTGTACTTAGAGGGCGCGGTCGGCGATAATCAGGGTATGACGACAGCCCCAAAAATCCATGAAACTGTTGCTCAAATGGCGAGGCCGAAAGCGGCCAAACGCCCTCCGGCCCCGAGGCATGAAACGGGGCTCGTTGCAACGATGGAGCGCGTGGGAAAGGACGATTACCAAGGCCCTGTCGGCAAGCGCTCGCGATGCAATCACCTCCTGACCCTACGCAAGGCCGGCGAGCTTGATGCTGAGGCCGAAACCTTGGCTGAGCGCTGGTTGAGCGATTACCAATTTGGCGTTCACGGCTATACGGACGCCATGCACAGTCCGCTGCCAAGCGATTACATTCGCGGCGATGCGATCACGTTCGCCACGTCGCGCGGCATCGCCAGTGAGCGGGTGGGTTTGGTGCGCGACAACCTGGGGGATGATGCGCACGATATGCTCGTCCGGCTCCTTTCTCTCGATCAGTCGTTTGCCTCCATTGCGCGCGAGAAGTTTCCTGCACGTAGCAAGACGAGCGCCGAGAAGGCCATCCGGGAACGCGCAGTCGTGCTGCTTCAAATCCTGCCGAGCGCCTATAAATCAGCTTGCCGCTTGCAGAAGCAGCGCAAGGAACAGGCGCGCAGATAACGCTGTACAATGGCCATGCAGACGGATAATATCTGATAAATCCCTAAATCCGCGCGGTCCACAATGCTCCCTCAATCAACGCGATTGTCGGTGGGCGATATTGTGCAGTTCGGCGCGGTTCGGTTTTTCTTGGTTGGGCTGGGCTCTAATTCCGCCGTTCTCTGTGAAATCGTTGGTTCTTCAGCGCCCCACCATAGGGCTGACATCTCCCTGTCGTGGCCTGAGACTTTGCGGATGGGGGTCGCTACGCGCAGTCATATCAGATGCGCGCCACGGCTTTTTCGGAATGCCGGGCGACTTATGAAAATCGGCGCTGCCGATAAGCCCATTTTGACGCGTGTGCGGGCAGCCGTTCGGGTCGAGCTCGACGTGCAGAGACGCGAGGACGAGTGGCTTTTTGCTCGGCATTTTTGTGGCTGAATTCCCCTAAACATAATTGCCTGGAGGTCGCATGGCTGGGCGCAAACGTCCGGTAAAGAGCCGGGCTACTACAAAAACCACAAAGCCAAAGCGCGATGCGCGAGATGTCTTTCTCGACCATCTGCGCAAAACGTCGAATATCTCGGAGGCGGCGCGCGTTGCCGTTCTGGATCGAACAACCGTTTACAGATGGCGCTCGGAAGATCCTGGCTTCGCTACCGCCTGGGACGACGCAATTGACGAGGCGACAGACGCTTTAGAGGCGGAAGCCAGACGCCGCGCAGTCGATGGGCACGAAGAATATGTGGTCTCAATGGGCCAGATCGTCCTCGACCCCAATACCGGCGAGCCCTTGAAGCAAAAGCGTTTCAGCGACTCTCTGACCGCCTTACTGCTGCGCGCGCACCGCCCCGAAAAATATCGAGAGCGGCATGACGTGAAGCAGTCGGGATCGGTCGCCATCACCATCACACCGGACGACAGCGCGCTTTGAGGCATGGTCGCAACGCTCAATCCTGCGCAGGCTGAGGCCAACCGGCTCCTAGGCTCGCCTGCCACGCATATCCTGCTGCGTGGCGGGTCGCGCTCGGGCAAGACGTTCCTGCTGGTCCGGGCAATCGTCATCCGAGCAGTCATGGCCCCTGGCTCACGGCACGGGATCTTCAGGCACAGATTCAACGCCCTCAAACACACGATCATTGGCGATACCTTTCCGAAGGTCATGCGCCTCTGCTTTCCCGATCTGCCTTACACGCTGAACAGAACTGATTGGTTCGTGAGCCTGCCAAATGGCTCCGAGATTCTGTTCCACGGTCTCGACAGTTCGGACCGGACCGAGAAGATCCTCGGTCTGGAGTTCACCACGGTTTATCTGAACGAAGCGAGCCAGATCAGCTACGGCGCACGCAACATGCTGCTGACGCGCTTGGCACAGAAAACGAAGCTGGTCGCCAAGGAATATATCGACGCCAACCCGCCAACGACCTCGCACTGGCTCTACAGTCTGTTCGAGCGTCGGATAGAGCCGAAAGGCGGCGAGCCCCTGCCTGATCCGGCGTCTTACGCGACGATGCAGATTAACCCGGACGCGAACCGGGACAATCTCTCGCCTGAGTATCTCGCCCAGCTGGAGGCATTGCCGGAAAAGGAGCGTCAGCGCTTCCTGTTCGGGAATTATCAGACCGCGATTGACGGCGCGCTCTGGACGCTGGATCGGATCAGGCGGGCCCCTGCGGTTGTGGAAGAGGAACGCGCCGTCTTCTTGGCAGACATGAAGCGCATCGTCGTGGCTGTGGATCCGTCTGGCTGTTCAGGTCAGGAAGATTACCGCTCGGACGAGATCGGCATTTCAGTTTGCGGCATCGACCGTGAAGGTTGCGGCCACGTGCTCGCAGATCTGACATGCCGCACCGGCCCGGCCGGATGGGCGAAGGTCGCGCTCGATGCCCTCGACCTCTGGAAGGCCGACCGGATCATCGCAGAACGTAATTTCGGCGGGGCAATGGTTGAGCAGACAATACGATCGGTCAGGGCTACCGCGCCGATCAAGATGGTGACGGCCTCACGTGGCAAATACGCCCGGGCAGAGCCGATCGCCGCGCTCTATGAGCAAGGCAAGGTCACGCATCACGGGCGCTTTCCCGATCTCGAGGATCAGATGTGCCAGTTCTCGGCTTCCGGCTTCCAGGGCGCTCGCTCGCCTGACCGGGCCGACGCGCTGGTGTGGGCGCTGACAGAACTGATGCTTGAAAAGCAGAGCGCCCCGGCTGGATGGGCGCCTGCACCAGTTACTTTTGGACGATAAGGCTCTCGCATGGACTGGCGGCATCTCACCGAGCGATACGTCGCGCCTCAAGGTCTGGCCGCGCGGAGTGCTCGTCTGCTCAATCTCCGCCGTGTGCTCGACGGAACGATGTACGACGTTCTGCCGCACGATTTCTCGGAAGAGTATTCCGGAGCCGGTGAGTATATTCCCCTCTCCCGCCGCCGCCCGTCCGTCCGCACCAATCTGTGCCGAACGGTGGTTGATGACAGCGTGTCGCTCTTGTTTGGTGACACGCATTGGCCGAGCTTTCGGGCAACGGACCAGAACACGAGCGATGCGCTTAATGCCTTTGCCCGGTGCGCAGGGCTTCGGACCCTAATGGTCGAGGCAGCGACGCGGGGTTCGGTCGGTTCTGTCGCGATCCTGGTCGAGGCAATCGACAGCCAGCTTGCGCCCACATTGCTCGACACGGCCTATCTCACGCCACGTTGGGACGCGCTTGGTCGCCTTCTTTCGGTGCAAGAGCGGTTCATTGTCAAAGGTGCTGATTTGGTCGCATCGGGCTACTCGATCCCTGACGATATGGCCGGGGCGCTGTATTGGTGGCAACGAACATGGACGGCGCAAGAATGCGAGGTCATGCAGCCGCAACCCGTCAGTTCGGACAAATCAGCCAACATTGACGCAGAGCGGTCGAGCAAGCACGGCCTTGGCTTTGTGCCCATCGTCTGGATCCGGAACCTTGGTGGTGCACCGGGCGAGGCTGACGGGGCTTGCACGTTCGAGAAGGCGATCGATACCGTCATCGAAGCTGACTATCTCCTGTCGCAGGGTGGTCGCGGCTTGCGCTACGCCTCAGACCCAACGCTGGTGCTCAAGGCTGGTCGGGAAGAGTCCGGCGCCCCAGCCCGGCAAGGTGGTGCGGCCTCAGCTCTAACCCTGCCCCCTGACGGCGATGCCAAGCTGCTCGAGATCAACGGTGCGGCGGCTGATGCGGTCCTGACCCACTACCGGGAGTTGCGGGCCTTGGTGCTCGAGCAACTGCACGGCAACCGCGCCCATTCAGACAAGATTTCCGCAGCGCAGTCCGGCCGGGCCATGGAGATGATGTGCCTGCCGCTCATCTGGCTCACGGATCGGCTCAGGCAGTCCTATGGCGAGAGCGGATTGCTATGCCTGCTCCGCATGGTCTGTCAGTTCTCCGCTGCTCTGGCTGACGGCGTGCTGATCGACGGCGAGCGGCACAAGGATCTCGACCCGACTGGCCTCTGTCTGCACTGGCCGCCGTGGTTCGACCCGACCGAGCCCGAATTGCTGGCGCTGGCCCAAGGGCTCGTGACGGCAGTGGATGGCGGCCTGATCGCGAACCAGACCGCATGCATGATCTACGCCGCCCGGATTGGTGTCGCTGACGCCTCCGAGGAATGGACGGCGATCAAAGCCGAGATTGCGAATGGTGAGCGCGTGGCCAAGCCCGCCGACGCGGTTCGCAAGGATGCCCTCGTTGGCAAGACGCTCTCGCATCAGGTCGAGGCGTAATCGCGGCTGATGCCGCACCCCGAAAAGAGAGACTGATGTCCGAACCAACCGAAATCGACCCGAACACCGTTCGGGAGCTCGAACGCGCGCGCGCCGACCTCAAGACACTGCGTGCCGAACTCAAAGGCGTGCAGGAAGACGCCGATCGCGCCCGCAAGGAGCGTGACGGTTTCAAGGGCCAGATGGAGAAGCAGCGGGCGGAGCATGACGCCAAGTTGGCCGAAGCCACCGCTGCAAATGACGCTCTCCGCGCCGAAAACGAAACGGCCATGACCGAACTGCGCTCGGCAGGCGACAAGGCCCTGATGCACGCGAAGGCCGAGGCAATCGCGACCCGACTGGGTGCTCATGACCCGTCTGATGTGGTGCGCCTGCTCGATCTCTCTGCCGTCAAGCGCGGCGAGGACGGCACGTTTGAAGGGCTGTCCGACGCCCTTGAAGCCGCCAAGGAGAGCAAGGCCTATCTGTTCGGCGAGCCGCCCAAGACCGGCGCCGAGCAAGGTACGACCCGCACCGCTCCTGCGCCCCAGCCGGGCAAGCCCGAGCCGGTCAACGCCCGCACAATGGCGACGCAGGATTACGAGGCGCAGAAGCGCCAGTTCCTCGCACGCTGACAATCCCTTTCCCCGCCTGGCTGATGCTGGGCGTGACTGTGCCTGATGGCACGCCCAACCAATTCAACAGACACAGGGACACGCCCCAATGGGTATCGAAAACTTCCCCGCCAACCTGGCGGCGGCCATTCAGCAAGGCTTTCTCGCTCGTGAATTCCAGAACGGACTACAGTCCAAACTCGGTTTCCGTGCGGTCGCAGATCGCGAGCTCTTCCCGGTTCAGATCGGTGAAACGCTGACCAAGACACGCAAGAGCCTCAAGACACCGGTAACCACGCCGCTGAACCCGGCCGCCAACACCAATTTCGACAACGGCCTTACGCAGAGCGGCTGGAGCGTCGAGCAATACACGCTGACGATCAACCAGTATGGCGATACGACCGACCTGAACATGGTTACGTCTGGCGTCGGTATCGCCAATCAGTTCCTCGCGAACGCCCATACCAATGGCATCCAGGCGATGCAGTCGCTTGATCGTCTCGCTCGGAACACGCTGTTTGGCGGCGGGCAAAACGGTGTCGGCGGCTATCTCGGCGGTAACACGCGTGTGACCACCACGCTTGGGGCTGCTGGCAGCACAGTGAAGGTCGACGATATCCGCGGCTTCCAGAATGTCCTGCTGAATGGCCAGGTCGTGCCGGTCAGTGCGACCAATGGTATGACGGTCACGGTCGGATCTGGCGTCTATACCCTGGTCGGTGTTCTGCTTGATGCACCCTCTGTCTCGACTGCGCCGAACGGTATTTCGGGCTCCCTCGTGTTCTCAGCGAATGTCGCTGTATCTGATGGCACCGCAGGTCAGGCGGTTCGCGCCGCAACTGCGCCGCTGGTGCTGCGCACGAACGGGCGCGCCACTTCCGCAGCATTCAAGTCTGGCGACACGCTCGGCATTCAGGATGTCAACGCAGCCGTTGCTACGCTGCGTTCGAACAATGTGCCGACCATCGATGGTCTGTATAACTGCTATCTGGACCCAATCCAAAGGCAGGCGCTGTTCCGTGATCCAGACTTCAAGGAGCTGTATCGCGGCGCCTACAACTCTGATTCCTACCGTGACGGTCAGATCATCGAACTGCTGGGTACTCGATTCATCGATACAACCGAAGCGCCGCAGCAGGCATCTCTTGGCGCAGGCCCGATCCACCGTGCATTGATTGTCGGAAAGGGCGCGCTGGTCGAGGGCGATTACCAGAACACGGGTCATTCCGACATTCCGGGCATGGAAGAGGGGCTGATCGAGATGATCGATAGCGTCGCAATGGTGACGCGCGAGCCTCTTGATCGACTGAAGCAGATCATCGCGCAGTCGTGGTACTGGATCGGCGGCTTCGCTTTGCCGACCGATACGACCGCAACGCCGGACATTATTCCGACTGCCACCAACAGCTACCTCAAGCGCGGTATCGTGATTGAGAGCCTCGGAACTGACCAGATCGTTTCAGACTGATGGCACGGCGTCCGCGCAATCTGTCACAGCATGAGGAGGCGTCGGAAACGGCGCTTCCTCAGCCTCAGGTCATTCGCCTGACCGCGCCGCACGGCTTTATCGAGAGCGTCCATAACAAGGGCGTCTTTCACTGGCCTGCTGGCGAGGTTGTCACCAATCCCGCCACGGTTGCGCTCCTGATCGAGCGTGGCGCGTCCTGGGAGATTGTGGAATGTCAGGATCACTGACCCCCATTTCAGCGCCGGCTTTTGCGACTGCTCCGCTCACGAGTGATGAACTGGTCATGTGCCGCCGCTTCATGGGCTATCCGGCTCTTGGCGGCATCAGTTCGGGCGAGCAGTCGTGGCGCTTCTTCGCCGCCTACGGGTTCAACGAGTGGCGCTTCCAGAACATGTCACCCGCCGAACTGGCGCAGGTCCGTTCCTACCTGACGAACTGCACCAGCCTCGAACAGGCGATCTACGGTGCTTCCGATAATCTCGATACCGATCAGGCGGCGGTCTGGAGGCACAACCGGTCCGAGGTCGCCGACCGGGTGGCCCTTTACAACTATTGGCGTCAGCAGCTTTGCGCGTTCTTCGGTGCCCCTGTTGGCCCCGGCGTTTACGGGCAGGCGGGGCGCATCATCGTTTGAGGTCGAGCATGGACTACAAAGACGATCCCATCATCACGAACGCCAATGGCTTCGCCCTGCCCCGTATCGCCTGGGCACTGGTCGAGGATGGCACGGTGCGCGCCGTTGCTCATACCTATGACGACCAGGCTGCGCCGTTCGGAGATGCACCCGTGGCCGTAGCAGGTCAGGTGCCGCTTATTGGGCGTTGCGCTCTCAAGGTGACGGGCGCTGGGGCCATGATCGGCCATCTTGTCGATCGCAACGGCAACGTGTCGGCGTCTGGCGGACGCGAGGCGGCCCTCGGCCCAGAGATGGCGGCCTATCACGACGCTTGGCCCGCACCGGTTGCTGCTACTGCATCCGAGGCAGAGCCGGAACAACTGCCGCCCGAACTACCGCCGCCTGACAAGCCTGGAGAGTAAGCGCCATGCCACCCATCAACCAGGGCGTATGCCAGACCGCTATTCAGCGCCATGTAGCGCGCGGATATGGACAGGCCGCAAAGCGCCTTGGGTCAGTGGCACATCAATACCGGCCATCCTGTCTGACGATGCCCTGCGAGCCCGAACCTTATGCGCTCGTGATGGCAACATTCAACGATGACCCGGAATTTGCGTTCCGGCGTCCCGTCCAGTGGGGCAAGCCGGTCGCATATGGCCTTTTCGATACGACCGATGTCGCGCCGGGCGATGTGTTTGTGCTGCCCAACGAGGGCACGTTCTTCATCACACGGTTCGAGCCCTTCCGGCCAGCGCAGGCCATTCTGAGCAATGCAACGGTCACTTTGTCTGGTGCGCCGGGCGCAGGGTCAGGGCCGTCTTCAGGGGGCATCTCCTGCCCGCTCGTTGGGTATCAGCCGGGATATGGCGGGGCGACGGAGGGGGATGTGAGGTTAGCCACCGGCTGGCCTGCCTGGATTGGTGAGCCCGGACGTGGCTATGTGCCTCAGACGGGAACGCCCGGCGCGCTTCCAGCTGCAGCGCTTCTCATGCGGCTACCGGTCATGCCCGGCTTTTCCCCGACCGCCTATATGACGGTCGCGACCCAGGCGGGGCAGGCCTACACAATCACCGGCGTTGCTTCCTCGCAATACGGGCATGAATGCCTGATGGTCACACAGCAGGTCTGACATGTCCGATATTTCGAGCGTAGCAAACGGGCTGGCGCAGCTTTGTTCGAGCCTGCTCTACCCGAACGGCACGAACGCCGCCTCAGTCTCTGGACGCCGAACGATCATCCAGCGTGGGTGGCTGACCGAGTCCGTCATGTCCGGCATATGCGGCCCTCAGGGCGGGACAGACTATGTGCTCGTCATGCCGGTGCAGGGCGCATATCGCACCATTCCCGAGCCGCTGGGCTGGCCTTGGGAAACAGGCCCGATCACGGCCCCCACTGTATCGCTGAGCATCGCAGGCAACACGGCAACGGTCTCGCTCGCCTCCGGATCGGTGCCGGGCGGCAATGTCGGGCTTCAGGTTCGCGCCGATGCGAACGCGCCATTCCCCGACCGCCTGGCCGCTGTTCATGCTGTGCGGTCCTCAGACACGCCCGCAACGATTGCGGCCGCTCTGGCCGCTTTCTTCCCCGGCGCAACGGTGCAGGGGCCGACCCTCACCATTACGAACGCAATCGGGCTGACCCCGGCCACGGGCGGAACCGGCACGGCAACGCGCATCACCCGGCGTCAGCAGCAGCTCTTTCTGGTCACGCTTTGGTCGGGCGCGCCTGAAGGACGCGATGCGCTCGGCTCGGCCCTCGATGGGGCGTTGTCTGGCGTGACATGGTTTGCAGCCTCGGACGGCGCGCAATGCCAACTCAAATTCGCCGGGTCTGCTGATATCGACACGATGCAGGCCCAAAGCCTCTATCGGCGCGATATGCGCTTCAATGTGATTTACGACACCACACAGATCCAGGCCGCAGCGCAGATGCTCTTTAGCGCCGGTGTGGTGCATGTCCAGACGCCTGATGGCCCTGTGATCCAGACATTCGGGTCTGTCATCCCTGACAGCCTGCAATGATGCCTCCTGAGGGACGGCACTGACGCCCCTCGCCTCTTTCAAACTCACCCTTCGAGGATAATTCATGAGCGGCACAACCACGCTATCGAGCGGGGGCAGCGGGGCTGCGTCTGCCGAGCCGGCGGCCAATCCGACCGTATCGGGCGCGACAACCACCAAGCCCGCGACTGTCAGCCCGGCGCCTGACTACGCCTACATCCCCCGCGAGCCCCTGACCGTACTCGGCAAGAACTGCCCGGCTTTTGCGCCGATCACCGACGCTGCGACGATCGCCGAGATCGAGGCGACCGGTCAGGTCAATCACTGCACGCGGGTCAGTGCCGCATCCCTTGGAGGCTGATTCATGTCGAGGATCTATCAAAGCGGTCAGTTGAACACGACCGCACTTACTGTGCCGGATCTCTATGTCTCGATCGTGCAGCCGCAAACGCTGCTCAATGGCGTGACATCGGGGCGCGTGGGCATTGTCGGCACGGCCTCGTGGGGCCCGGTCAACACGCCCGTCATCATTGGCGGCATGGGCGACTATCTCGTCGCCTTCGGCCCCAAGCAGGCAGCCGCGACCGATATGGGGCTGGCGGTCAATATCGCCTCGCTACAGGGTGCCTCTGACTTCCGCTGCGTGCGCGTGACCGATGGGACTGACACGGCGGCCACAGGCACACTGACGGGCTTGCTGAACCTCACGGCGCGATACACCGGCACATCGGGCAACGCCCTGTCGATGACGGTGCAGAAAACCGCCACGCAGTATCAGATCACGCTCAGCGCGCCATTTGCGCAGACCGCCGAAGTCTATTCGGTCGCTATCCAGAGCAGCGTTCTGGCCTCGATGCAGGCGATTGTCAGTGCGGTGAATGCTGCGAGCAAGCTGGGCATCCTTACGGTGGTTGCCTCACCCGGTACGGAACCTACCTACCCGGCGACGGTCGCCCTGACTGGTGGCACCAATGGCAGCGCCCCAGGCACAACCGCCTTCATTGGCTCGGATGGCTCCGTGTCGGGTGCCGGAACAGGCATGTATGCCCTGCGCGGTCAGGGCTGCGCCCTGGGCATGCTGCATGGCCTGACCGATGCGAGCACCTTCTCGACGCAGGCGGCATTCGGCCTCGTCGAGGGCGTTTACATGGTCGGCAGCATGTCGGCCGGCATGAGCGTTTCTGCTGCGGTCTCCGCTATGGCAGCTTCGGGTGGCGCCTCCTACGCGCTCAAGGTCATGCACGGCGACTGGCTGTGGTGGAACGATGACACGAACGGGCTGATGCTTGCGCCTCCGCAGGCTTTTGCGGCTGGCGTGATCGCCAATCTGGGTCCGCAGAATGCCAGCCTGAACAAGCAGCTTGCAGGCATCGCCGGGAGCCAGAAGGCAGGGCAGACTAGTGCGGGCGGTACGACGACCTACTCGACAGCAGAGCTCTCTGCCCTGATCGGTGCCGGTCTGGACGTGATTGCCAACCCCGCGCCAGGTGGCGCCTATTGGGCGTGCCGATCGGGTCACAACACCAGCCTGACAGCCACCGTGCAGTCCGACAGCTACACGCGCATGACCAACTACCTGGCCACGACGCTGGCAGGCGGCATGGGCGTTTATGTGGGCGCTGTCGTCAATGACACGCTGTTCGCCGAGATCCGCGCGACCATTCTCGGGCTCTTGTCCGGTATGTTGGGTCAGGGTCAGCTGGCGACGGTCAATGGCGCCCTGCCCTACACCGTGATCTGTGATCGCACGAACAACCCCGTCACCCGCACCGCACTCGGCTACGTTCAGGCCGATATCGCCGTGCAGTATCAGGGGATCAACGAGAAATTCATTCTCAACCTTCAGGGCGGCGCCTCGGTGCAGATCGCCTCGGCTAGCGGGAGCGTCTGATGGCCAACATGTTCAATGTCGGGCGGGATTGCCAAGTCGTCCTGCTCTGGAACGGCACCAGGATCAATATGCCGATCGTCACTGGCTTCCAGAGCCAGCAGCAGACCCATCAGGTCAACAGCACGCCGCTCAACTCGCCTCCCATCTTCACGGATATCGAGAACGGCTGGCGCGGTCAGTTCGACGTGGACCGTAGTTCTGCCGATCTGGACAGCCTTATCGCTGCGAAAGAGGCCGCGTTCTGGAACGCTGGCACGATCGGTCAAGGAACCATCTATCAGTACATCAACGAAAAGGATGGCTCCACGACGACATGGGAGTACGCGGGTTGCACGGTCAGACTCTCGGATGCCGGTCGCTGGCAGTCTGAAAACAAGACCTCCCAGCGCCTCGAATTCAATGCCAGCACAAGGACGAAAATCTCGTGACTGATACCATCAAAGACGCCAAGGGGCGTGAAATCGAAGTGCGTGAAGTTGTCGGGAGCGCCATGTCCCGCCTGGCACGCCTCAGTGGCGAAGCATTCGGCGCCAATCTCTGGACCACAGCCACGATTGCCCGGGCGAGCGTTGTGTCGATTGATGGCGTTCCCCTGCCGCCGCGCATCTCATCGCTCAACGACATCGACGGCCTCTGGGACAGCGTGGATGCAGAGGCGGCTTCGGCTGCGATCGAGTGGATGCAGGCCCGTCAGGAAAAGGCTGTTGAAGAGGCAAAAAACTCTTCGGCGCCCCAGGCTTCCGAGACCGCCTCTGGCTCGTAAAGAATGGGGTGCCTTACCTCACGGCAACTGAAGAACTGACTGACGCCGAGGTCATGGCCCACGCGATTGCCTTCTCTGAAATGGAGGGCAATCGCTTCGATTGGGACCAGATGCAGTTTGAGAGGCGCGACGATGCGTGATTTCACCCCCGAGGCCTTTGCCGCCTTTCTAGGTGAGGCCGCTCTTGCGGTAGAGCATCGCAAGCGAAGCGCTCTCGAAGAAGCCGCACGCATTGTCGAGCACGAGGCCAAGGCTGAGATTGGGCATTACCAGGAACAGGCCGGGCCGTTCGTGCCATGGGCGGAACTGGCGGATGCGACCAAGGATGATCGTGTTCGACAGGGCTTCACCGAGAACGACCCTGGCCTGCGCTCTGGCACGATGGGCGACAGTATCAACCACCGGGTTGAGGGCTCCGAGGCCCATATTGGCTCCGATGATCAGAACCTTGCCTATTTCGAGCTTGGAACTGAAAAGCAGTCGCCCCGCACGGTTCTGGCCGGGGCTCTCATCAGAAAGACCGACGAGGTGGTCGAGACCCTTGGACGGCGCTTTGTTGCCAGCCTCACTGGTGACGGGGTGGCGAATGGGGCTTTGCCGCTGGATGGGGAGCGGTGAGAGATTGGTCTGTAACGCACGCTAGGCGTGAAAGCGGGCCGGTATGCCGGGACCGCGATCGTCGCCGTGGATGCACACCTCGTCAACCCCATCCTCCAGCGACAGTAAGGCACCTCCGGCAAACCGGATCGCGTCGTTGAGCAGGTTATCGATCGCGTCACGAACACTGTCGTCAGCTTCCACCACGACGATCCGCGCCACGCTATCTTCCATATCTTACCGTAAATTGAGATTTTATTGCGATAGTGTCTCGAAAATGACTTAGGATACTGAGGTGGCACAGGCACAATACATCTACGCCCTAGAGACCTCCAACCAAGGAAGGAAATGCGGGCAAGTGCGTTTTAAAAATCATCGGCAGCTATGGTGTACGATCGCCGGAGTGGCTGGGTGTATCGCCGCTTCTGCATCGGCGCAGTCCATGTCAGGTAGCAGCATGAAGGTGGCAAGCGAGGCCATCACCGAACAGCATGACTTATGTCAGCACGATGCCGGCCGGCTATGGGGGCTGAGCATTTGCGGACCGATCATGCTCGTCGATCCTAAGACGCGAACTCTCTATGCGAACAGGAATACGACTGAGCATGATTTGCGGGCAAAGGGCTCCCTGTTCACCGGGACGCTCCCCCCGGACGTCAGCATCGCCAACACCTCGATCGACTGGGCCGGAATTCGTTGGATAATGGTCTTGCTGCCGCTGCCGTCGGACATGGTCGCGCGTGACACGTTATTGATGCATGAATCGTACCACCGCATCCAGCCCGCACGCCTCCCTCCGCCGAAGGCAGCCCTACCGGATCATCTCGACACGTATGATGGGCGCATGCTCCTTCGCCTCGAATGGCGGGCACTGGCGTTGGCGCTACGGACTAGTGGCGACGCACAGCGTTCCGCGATCTGTGACGCGCTCGCTTTCCGAAAGCTCCGTCGCGGTCTGACAAAGGACGCGGCCGAACGGGAGAATGCGTTGGAGATACTGGAGGGCATCGCCGAATATACCGGCAAGCGTCTCGGCGCCGGCAGCAAGGCGGTACCATCAACGATTGACACCCTCTCAACATACGATCAGCGCGACGGTTATGTGCGGAGTTTCGCCTATGCCTCTGGCCCAGCCTACGGCCTGTTGCTGGACCGCCTCTCTCCTGCTTGGCGGGAAAAGGTGCGGCCGGGAAGCGATCTTGGTGAGATGTTGCATCGTGCCATTGGCAACGTCGCTTTGCCGCAGGTGATGTCGATCCGTGATCATTACGGCTATGCGGACATTCAGCGCCAGGAGACTGCGAAGGCGGACGCTCATGGCCGCCAGGCCGCAGTGTGGCAGTCGGCTCTGGTCGACGGCCCCGTGTTGCGAGTGCCGTTGATTCACATGAAGATCGAGTTCAACCCGCAGACTGTCTTTGCCTTGCCGCCGTCGGGCACAGTCTACCCCACCGCAATCATTCGCGACGATTGGGGCACCCTTACAGTCCGGCAAGGTGTGTTGATTTCGAACGACTGGAAATCGGCATCCGTCGCTGGTCCCTCAACCGTTCAGGGCGACGACTATACTGGAGACGGATGGCTTCTAAAACTTTCGCCTGATTGGATTTTGTCGAACGGCAGTGTTCGTCACCGGTGACGACCAAAGTTTATTTCTTCCATCCCGGCAGCTTTTCACCAGTGGGTCTGAACTCGCCCTTTGTTGTGACGTGCCGGTCGAGGGGTGGGGAGTAGGTTTTTTACGGCGTCTTAGTGAGGATGCATCGCTTATTTTTTCATTTACGGATAAATGGTCCACTCTACCTGACGGAGAAGCGAAAACATGTTTGGCAGGTTACTTCTTGGGGGCGCCGCTATCTTCGTGTCAACGCTATGCGGTCATGCGGAGGCGCAAGAGTTCCGTGTGACTGCGTCACAAGGTAATTGGACAGCTGCCGAGCATACTGCTTCTGATGGTTTGACTGTAGATGTGTGTGTCGCAGGATCACGCGACCGCGGCTTCTTATTGCGGGCCGATAAAGACTATATCGAGCTTCGTAGTGCAAACGGAAGCTGGTCTATGACTGTAGGTGATACAGGTGAAATGACTGTTATCGCTGGTGACTTCAGCCAATCATTCCAGATGACGGCTGAAAACGATCAAGTGTTAGCGACGGACGTTACTGCGGCGGATATGGGAGGTATGCTTGACGCCCTTAGCAAGGAGAAGAGCATCACCCTTTCTTACGGAAAGAAGACGTTACGCAAGCTCTCATTGGCTGGCAGCACAAAAGCGTTCAACAGTTTCCGTGCCTGCGTAACGAGCCATGGTTTCGGCAACCTCGGTAAGGCCGCCGGACCAGAGGGCTCACCATTTTAGTCCTCGCTTATCCATTGATCTACACCGCCGTAATGCGAGTATGTGCCTCGGTAAGGCTAGTTGAAAGTGTAGGAGTCTTCGCAGCAACTTGGCAGACGCTCGGGTTGAGGTACCCGCGTAGAAAGCACAGTTGATTAAATTCGACCCGCTCCACGCCTGACTTAAAAAGGCAAAAGCGTTATCGGTGCTCCCGCGTCGCCCAAGGCAGTTCATAGAAATTCCCACTCCCATCCGAATGTACAATTATAACGTCATGGGCGTATGGAAACGAATGCTGCAGAGCCACTTTTTGCCCCTGAATGTCCTCCAGACGTAAGTATTCTCCCGCGATGATCTGGCCGTCTTTCACGACGACGAGCATCCGACCAACTATGTCAGTCCTAGTCAGGATTACATCGCTTCCGCTTTCGCGATATCGGAAAACCCTCAACTCACCCTGTCGCAGAGCTGACTCCAGCCCGCGCTCAATATGCCAAAGCCGATCGTTCATCCTTTCAAAAAGCGTATTACGTGCGCTCTCCGCCTTTTCGAGTTCCGTAAGACGGTCAGATACATCAGAGAACGTTTCGTCTATCCGTCGCAAAATCTCGCCGGTTAACGTTAATCCGCGCTTTGCAGCCTCCGCCTCGAGTCTCTGGCGCAGCTGCCCTGTCAGCCTTAGTTTAAACAGTGAATCGGTGGCGTTATCGGTCATGGCTATTTATGGCCCATTATAGTCCTTGACGCCTATGGGCACGATATGGCCTTATTGTGACCATAGGCAAAATCGGGGAGACGATGAGACAGCAACTTCACTTCAAAATTCCCATGCCTGACGATGTGCGAGCATGGCTCGACAGTTCAGCGCCGAAAGCACAACGAAGTCGGGGAGCGCACATAATCTTTCTGCTTCGGCAGGAAATGGAAAGAGAAAAGGCGACGGGAACACGCCTGGCAGCAAATCCCGTCGCCTCAACCACCGAATAAGGAAACAATGGTTATGACCGTGGATATCATAAGCACGCCTGTAATTTCCAGTCAGCTTTCAGGCGGCAGCAAAACCATGTCGAGCCGCGAAATTGCCGAGCTGACAGGCAGTTCGCACGACAATGTTCTCAAGACTGTCCGGGCACTCGTGAAAAGGAGGGTCATTTCTGGAAACGAGACCCCATACACGCACCCGCAGAACGGACAAACATACACGGAGTTTTTGCTAGACTACCGGAACACGATGGTCGCCGTCTCTGGATATAGCCCGGAGCTTCGCGCCAAAATTATCGACCGATGGTTAGATCTGGAAAAAGGTGTTGCTGTAACAGCAGCACCCAAACGCCCGCGCAAACCGGCCTTCGACACGACCTACACGCGCCTTCTCAGGATCGCCCGCACCCTCCCCGGCTTTGACGAGAACCAGCAGTGCCTCCACGCAGCGCGTGGCACTTTCAACATGACTGGCGTTAACCCGCTCGAAATCATGGGCGTCACATCCATCGCAGCCCCGAACAATGACGCCTACCTGACGGCAACCGAGATCGGGAAAGAAATCGGCCTCAGTGCCGTGGCTGTGAACAAGCTGCTTATCGCCGAGGGCTATCAGGTCAAGGTCCAGGCATCGTCATCGGGCTCGGATTATCAAGCCACGGAGAAGGGCGCACCCTTCGGACGTATGTTCGACACGACGCGCAAAGGCGGCAAGGGATCACAAGCAACCCTGAAATGGTCCAACCGGATCGCGAAGCATCTGCGCCCTTTCTCCCGCCCGAAGGATGCAGCGTCATGAGCGCGCTGACACTGGCCGGCGTCGCGGGGTCGAACAACCACGTCAAGCGGATCGATCATATGGGGCTGTTCCCGACGCTGCGCCGGGGCGACTATGTCATCTGGCAGGACGTGGCGGGCTTTGTAGAGGAAGGGCTCTATGTTGTCTCGGCTGGCGGCGCGGATCAGGTCTATCAGGTGCAGAACTGCGGCGGTCGGCTCCGCTTGCTTTGGCCCGAACGCGACATCGACCCGAGGACACGGGCGCTGAAGCCGACCGCGAGGCCACAGGAAATCGAGATGGAAGCGTTCGCGATGTGCTGCCGAGGCTTTGTAGTTGCCTCAGTGGCTGTTCATAAGGAGGCGGCGCTACTCGGGCGAGAGGCGTTGGCCCCGGTGCAGCGAATGCGCCCTGCCCTCGCCTAAAATCCCAACCAGGCAGTGATCGCGTCGTCGAGCAGCCAGTAAGCGAATACTGCAAACACGACCATGAAATAAATCACTACTGGTCCGCACACGATCAGCAGGAGCGCCGCTGAAGAAACATCGTGCGGCGCCATCCAGCGCCCATGAGTTGCTTGTTTGGGCGCGGTGGTAACAACACGCCTCACTTGGCCGGTAGGTTTTCGCGCCGAGGCCTTTTCAGGTTTGCGCTCCCGCAGTTGCGGCATCTCAGCGACCATATCTGCCTGCATCTGACGCCACATAGGCGTTCCACCATCATCGAATTCGTCGTCTGTTTCGTCACGAGATGGGCGCATGCCCGGAGTATAGCATATGGCTGACGTCTATCGCATCGGTGTTGCGATCGGCATGACCGACAATGCCACGCAAGCACTGCAGACGCTGGCATCAAAAGTGCTTGGCCTCAACATGGCGGCGAAGGATCTGGAGCGCGGGCTGAACCGCGCAAAGCTTGCCGCAGTTGGGCTGGTGGGAGTTCTTGGTGGCTCGGCAATTCTGCGCGGCGTCAACTCAATGGCCGAAGCAGGCGCCAAGCTTCAGCGCGCCCAGACCGCCATGCTTCAGGCGGGTATGACCCAAAAGCAGATCGCGCAGGAAACGGCGGTCGCCTATAATTCGATGAGCCAGGTGCGTGGCCCGGACATCACCGAGCGTTTACAAAAGATCATCGAACTTCGCAGCATCGTCGGAGCTGGAAAGAGCGGTGACGATTATAGGGAGATCAACGCGGCTTTCCCCGACTTTCTCCGCGTGGAAAGTCTTTATGGCAAGGGTGGCGCGCAACAGATCTTTCGAACGGTCGAAATGCAAGGCGGGGCGCGTTACGATGCCAATGGAAATTTCGATAAAGAGCGGCTGACCAATTATCTTGATGCTGCGCTTCGTACCCTCCAGGCGTCTGGTGGGAATCTCAGACCGCAAGATCTCCTGAATGTCATACAGATGAGTGCGGTCACGGCCCGTGGCATGACGCCTGATGCTTTCTGGAACATGATGATGACGCCCGCACTGGAGATGCGCGGGCATCTTGCAGGAACTGCCGTGAGTGCGATGTCGCGTGCTTTCTACGGCGGCATCATGCCTGATCACGATGCGCGGGAGTTGGAACGGCTCGGTATCTTGAGCGGTGGCTCAATTAAAAAAATGGGTCATCTGACCCCGGAACAGCGGGCCGACCTCAAAGCGCATGGCTACCACGTAGGCCGTGGAGGGGTCGTCACTGTCCGGCGTGATGGAGTCAAGGGCGCAGACGAGCTGAATGACCCGAACCGCGGATTTTTCCCGTGGATAAGGGACGTTCTCGCTCCTAGCCTACGCCACGACTACGACACTAATGTTGCCACGCGCCCAGGCAATACTGAGACTTACGATGCTTTTGTGAGAAGGGAAATTCTACAGGCGCTGCCAACAGAGACGGCGCGAAGGTTCTCAGCACTGATGGTCCAGCAGATCACAAGCGTCGAACGTGATGCGACCCTGAGGCAGCAGGCTTCAGGGCTTAGCGCCTACGATCTCGCACAGCAGAACTACACCCAACAGCTTGAGAATATGCGGCACTCGTGGGCGTCTCTCATGGAAACGCTCGGCCTCCCAGCCGCCAAAGATGCTGCGAGCATCATGCAGGGGATCAGCCACGGGCTTGATAGTCTTACAAAGGCTGCGGCATCGCACCCTGAGACAGCGCAATGGATGCTGCGTGTAGGAGCGGGCCTCGGCGTTTTGTTGGCGTTGGGAGGTACGGCCGCTATTGCCGGTGTCGCATTTGGAACCATGGCCGGAGGTATCCGCACGATCGGCGGTGTAGCAAGCCTGGGTGTGAGATCGTTAGGGCTACTCAGTTCTGGACTGAGCAAGATCGGCCTCATTGCCGAGGGTGGATCTCTGATTGTCGCGGCAACGGGCCTGACGGCTCTCGCGGCTGCGATCGGCGGTATCATCTTGGCTGTCAATCTGTGGAACCGACAGGATCAGATCAAAGCCGACCACGCTGCGCAACTGAAAGCGCATCCAGAAATGCAGACGCCCATCTACGGTGATGCACCGCTGAACTGGTCAGATCTGAATCCTCGCACTTTCATGCGCCACTATCTCAACCGTAAGCCGATTTGGGAGCATGGCCATTGGGTGATCGACCCTAAGGCGCAAACTGCTCAGAGCGATCTATCGTCGCTCACAGGCTACAGCGGCTACACACCAACAAAGCCCGGCCCACGCCAAGTCTCAAACGAGAATGTTCCAATCATCGACCGACTGAATGCGGCGCGGGTCTTCCCTGAGAACGCCGGGTCAACGCGCCGTAGCGATCGGACATCGAGCGGCGCATCGCCCTCGGGATATGGAACGGAACAGCGCACCCAGAGCCAGACGCTCCACCTCACAGTGCCCCTCACCCTAGACAAACGCGAACTCGGCCGAGCGATCCTGCAGATCAACCTGGACGACGCCCGGCGCTCCAACCGGGCTCAGTCGGGCGCGTTCGACGGGCTGGCGAGTGCACAGGTGCCGGGGATGAGTGTGGGGTATTAACCTGACCTACGGCCGACTAACGCTGTACTCATGCACGTGGACAAAGCTAATCTAGAGAAGTGCTGCGCCGATGGAGACAACGCGACATTGGACTGTACAATTTTGTCGTGACCGGTGACACCCCTCCGCCAGTTCTCGAGCCTGTTGAGCGTGCGCTCGATGCGGTTCGTCAGCTTGCAAGCGTGCCGGTCAACGCTCACTCCGCTTCCGTCGCCCCAATCGTATCGTCCAATGCAACCTCCGGATAACAGCATTGAATCAAACCCGCTCATCCGCATCAAGTTTGTATACGAGCGTTAATAATGTAATTTATTACAGGTATATGTTGCTGTATTCAATAGTTATTAATTTCTACAAATAAAGCGTATCATATATTGTTTTTTATACTTCTGCGTGGTCTTATTCCATTGTGGTTTCTTGTAATATGCATTCTATTTACCATAATGCAAACTAACTTGCCAGGTGCTATATTGTGTCAAAAAAATGACAGATTTCAGAGGTTTATTGCGCAGCCATCTTTCAAAAGGAGCCTCTGTATGCCCAGCCAAATTTTTGCCCCAGGCGAATACACTTTTTCAGGCGTATATTTTACCACCAGTGGTGAGACGGGGAGTTTCGACAATAGTGATATTCATGATGACGTTACTGCGACGATAGATGGCTGGAAGATAAGTTTTAATGACCCAAATAACGGTGGTTCTATTGTTTGGGATTACGACTATACATGGGGTAACCCAAGTTGGGGATTTTTAATTCTCGGATCCACCAGCGGTGCGTATCATATCATTTTCCTCGGGGATCAGAAGGTAGATTGGAGCAAGGTGAAGATTTCTTATCCTGGAGCTGGAGAATCAAGTGGTGTCGATAATCGTTTTACCGTGACAGTAAATGGCGTCACGGCTGATCTCTATCAGGATGATTCTGGAACTGCGCCAGATCGTTACACGCCATGTTATCTTGCTGGCTCGAAAGTATCCTCGCCGAAAGGACTTATCCCCGTAGAACAACTTAATATCGGTGACGAAGTATATATATTCAGGGACAGTCAGAAAATTATAGCGCGTATCGTTTGGTGCGGAACATCTACCGTGAGAGCATGTATCGGAAAACCTCTGGATCTCGCAAAATATCCGATTATCATCGAACCGGGCGCACTTGACGACCAGGTCCCTCTCGAGCCTCTGCGCATCACGGCAGAGCATTGTCTGTGCATTGACGATAGGCTCATTCCAGCTCGCATGCTCGTGAACGGTCACTCAATCCGATACGATACTGATATGACGGAATACAGTATCTACCATTTTATGACAGGCGATCATGCCATTATCGAGGTCAACGGGGCACTCTCCGAGACGCTCTGCGTGGAGGGCTTAGGCAATTGGAGATTCGACAAATCAAAAACGGCTGTGAGCATGGACCAACTCGCAGTTGCCGAGGGCAACAAGCGAGCTCGCCCTCTAGATACGTCTCGACATTTCGTCGAAGGCGTTTTCAAACGCATCATCGGGCGGTGTGGGGGAGAGCACGCACCTGATATCATCGCTTCTTCGATAGATAGTGAGTCTGAAGATGTCACCATCATAACAGACTGCGGTGACGAAGTTCGTCCCGTCCGTGCGTCCCAGAACCGTCTCACCTTCCAAATTGGGGGGCGTTCCTCGAAGATCATGATAAAATCGTCTTCTGCTCGCCCATGTGATCAACTCGGGCCATTTGTCGATGATCGCCGTGAGCTAGGTATCCTTGTACAAAAAGTTATTATTTACGGCGCAGAAGTCGGTTGTTGTCGGGAGTTGGATATAGCGGATAAGGCGCTCAAAGGCTGGAATATATGTGACGTATCCAATATGCGATGGACGAGAGGTTGCGCTGAGCTACGCATACCTCAAGACATCGCAATACATCCTTTCGTTCTATCTATTGAATATATGAGTCGTCGGGAATGTCTGAGTGGATACGGTTCACAAGGTTAAGGTCTCATAGCTAGTAAATGACGGTAGCGGCCAGGCAGATGGCTGAGAAGATGGTGGCCGACCTTTACCGGCGGTAGCCTCGCAGCTTTAGAGACGCCGTTCCCTTCTCCTTGGAATCTGCTCGAAGCGAGCAGCATATCGGTAACTACCATGGTAGCCATGAGCGCGCCCTGTCAGGCGTATGACGACGGGACTAAGCGTACGGACGCGACGGGCTTCGCCTGACCGTTGCCCTTTCCCATTCCTCACGCTATCGTGAGGCGTCTGTGGTAGACATTCGCCCCCGTGTCATCCGCGGGGGCGTTTTGCGTTCTGTCTCAGTTCGTCGGGTTCTCGGGGGCGTCGGGAAGCGGTGCGTTCTCGCCCGGCTTGGGCTCAGGTGCCGGATGGCTGGGATCGTATGTCGGTGTCGGTTTCGAGGTCATGCGGGCTTTCCTCCATCCTCGGGATGATCGGGATGTTCAGGCGCGTCATCCTGCTGCGGGCTCGTGTCGGGATACGGCTCAAACGGCTCGTCGCTCCCCGGCTTGGCTAGGTTCGGCTTGTTTGTCATCGTCGTTTTCCAGAGGTGAGATGACTCAAGGCAGGCGGGGCAGCAGAGTTGCATTCCTCGAAAGCGGCATACCTAGAGTGGCAGCTGCTCAAATTTCCCGTTTTTCCCCATTGGCAATTTGAAGAGCGACCCACCCGCCGTTTTGCTGATGAAATCCTCGATCTCCGGCCAACGCCATATCAGATTGGATGCGATTTGATGCACCTGAGTCTTTTGATAACTCGACGCCAGGACAAACCCGCGCAACCTTGCCTGCCTAAATGCTACTCTCTCAGCGCGGTTTTTTTGAATGCGTCCATCGCCGGTCATAACTATCCATGCCTCCTTCTCCCGTTGAAGGAAAGACATCCATTCCAGATCGGAGGCGTGTCTACCGCAGGGCAGGTCACGGATATGCATCGCTGCGTGACCGCGGTGGATTAGAAACCCGTTCAGCGTTTCGGCAAGCACCGGCGAAGTACAATTGTCGAAGAAGACCTTCACGCAGCAATAGCGGGCTCAGACAGCCAACGCTCGAATGCGATGGCGCGGCGCACTGCACGCACCGGAACGTCCCAGAGTTTAGCGACAAGCTCGGCAGAACCCTCTGACTTAACTGCCGACACTAAATGCTCGGTAGGAACGGATGTCTCTTGGTCAATAGGTTTGCCGAAAGACCGTGCAGGATCAATGAGGATTCCTGCTTTCTCACCTTGGGGCCACCAAGCTGCAGGATATAACCCGTCAAACTTGATATCTTTCAGGCTGCCGTTGACTATTCTTGAGAACGCATATTGATTTTTGAAGAGATCCAAGCACTCTGGCTCGCCCTCATCTTCTTCATCTCTAGCAAGCTGCAGGAATACCGAACGTCCATCAGTTTTCAGCCACTTGGTCGCCAAGGGCCGCTCGCCAACAACTTGCTGAGCTATCTCTATCGCTTTTCTGAGTTTTTTCGCACTTAAGCCGTTAGCGATAAAGCTAGACGCGACCCGAGCTTCCAACATATCGCGAAAACTCAGATACGTCTTGCCGTCGTCGAGGTCGATCTCTGACGCCCATAATGGCTCGTAGTGCTTGCCATTAGCCTCGTGTCCCTGAAGCCACCTACGGATCTTCGACGGGCGAACACCTATCAAACGCCCAGCTTCGGCAGGGGTATACAGCCCTATGCCGACTAGGGTTTGCGCGCTCGCGTTCACTGATGCCACTCCGGTTCCTGATAAAAAATCACTATGCATGGCGTTTTCACAAATGTCATCTCAACAAACATTACGATCTGCATGATCGCTTCTCCTTGCCCCGCTTGACCAAACTTCCTACTGCGATCTGGTCTGATGCCAGACTGACGCCCCCATGGGTCGCCCTGGGGGCCGGCAATATCGTTGACATAGCCCCTGCCCCAGCGTCAGAATCTCCCCCATGAAATCCTCCCGCGCTCTGCTGCTCCTGGCGACGTTCCCCCTCCTCAGCGGCTGCTATTTCCACAACAAGAGCCCCGGCGAGACCGACGCGCGATGCGTAAACCGGCTTCTCGGTTCAACGCCCTTTGCAGAGGTCGCAGCGAAATGTGCCTCAGGCCCGATGACAGCGAGCGGGCAGCGGATGCTCGATGTATGGCAGGATGGCTATGCGACCAACGTTGCCGCCTCGCAGCATTGGCCTATGGTCATCCCTACACACGAGCAGATCAAAGCATACCTGGATGGCCGTTACGGTGTGGCGCCAGGCGGCTTTCGACCTTCCTCAGAGGAAAGCTGGGACAAGCACCTCATGGCTGTCGAGGCAGGCGAGAGCGCGTTCTGATCCTGATTTCCTTGTACTGCATGGCCATATGGGATAGGGATGTGTGGTTCGTGAAAGACCTGCGCCCATCGCCAAATGCAGGCTGCCCGAACAATCGGGCCTCTCTGAATGACAGGCTGGTTCAATGCTGAGATACCTCCCCGCTCTGGCGCTTGCGACGCTTCTCTCCGGTTGCGCTGGCCTGGGTCGCCTTCCGGGTACGACCGACGCCCAGTGCGTGCGCCAGCAAATGGCCCATGGCAGTTCAACGAATGGTACTTTGCCCTTCGACATGGCGGCAAGCGCATGCATTCAGGTTGCCGGTCCTGATGGCGGCAGTATGGGCGGTCTCGGTGCGCGGTATCAGCCTCTCGATCTGCGGTCTGACCCGGAACTGCAGCGGATGGTCGAGACCCCAACGCTGAATACGGCCGGTTATCCTTATATTCCGCGCAATTCATCCGCGCCGCCTGTCGGCAGGCGTTGGCAGTTGGTGCAGTAATCTTCCAGGCCGCTTTCGAGCGGCTTTTTTATTGGACGCATCATGGCGAACACGCTCCTGAACATCGAGACGATGCTCGGTTCCTTGTCGCGCCTTGGAGCGACTGCGCCGGTAAGCATTGGTTCGGTAACTCTCACTGGCATGGAAGTGCCAAGCGGCGTCACGTTCGGCGGCCAGCAGCAAATCACCATCCACCGCCTACCTGGCGGCGACCGGGTGATCGATCTGGGCGGCAATGACCCCAACCGGATCGAGATGGAAGGTGTTTTCCTCGGCCCTTCTGCCCAGACGCGCGCAGAGTCCCTGGCGAAGATACGGCGTGCAGGGCAGCCAGTGAGGCTCCAGGCCGCCGGCATGTCCATTCAGGTTTATGTGCAGGCCTATCGTTACACCTACGAGGCAAAGGGCGCGATTTGCCGCTATTTCCTTGTGCTCGAGCTTCCCGGTGAATCAGCCAACTCAGCCGCCGTATCGACCTCGGCACTCTCGGGCCTTATTGGCGACGATGCAACCAGTGCCTTGTCCTCCATCACCAGCACGGTCAGCACGATCTCCCAGAGCGTCTCAAATTTCGTCGGGCAGGTTCAGACAGTTGTCGGGCAGGTTGCCCCTATCGCCAATCTGATTGGCGCTGGTGGCGTGCTGGCTCAGGTATCTGACAAGCTGCAGATCGTACAGGGCGCGGCCACGGCCGGAACGAACCTGTCAGCCCTGCCGAGTGCTGCTTCATCCGTTATCGGGGGGCTGCAATCTGCTGGAAGCGGCCTGATGGATCTGGTCATGCAGACCGGACAGAACCTCGAGGGGATCACCCTCAACAATTCTGCCTCGCTCACGGCTCTTTCGCAGAATGCCCAGCTGGCCAGCACAGCTATTGATGCAGGCAGTGCCGTCAACAGGGCCGCGATCAACGCCGCAACCGCGACAAATGCGGCCATTCCCTCTCCCGCCGTTCATGGCTGATCGGGCGCACCATGCAGACAATTCAGGTCACGGCGGCAGATGTGTCGCTCTACCATGTTGCGGCCAGCCGGCTGAATGATGCCACGCAATGGTGGCGCATCGCCCAACTGAACGGGATGACTGATCCCGACCTTACATGGCTCCCCTCTCCCGTCTCTCTGCAGATCCCCAACATCGACCCGACGCAGAACAGCGGCGTGCCGGGACTTACCTCATGAGCGAGACGATCACCGTTTCTGCCGGGCGCAAGATGGCCCGCAAGCTCAGGGCGCAAATTCTGGTCAATGGCCGCGCCGTCCCGGAGACGCGTCTTGAGCGGTTCGCACTCTCGCGAACGCGCTACAGTCGTGCCGATACGGCAGAAATCAACCTGGCGGTTGATCGTGCGGCGCTTGCGAAGATTACCGGCAATTACTGGTTCGATCAGGCACTGACCTCGGGTGGAGCAACAGCAGATACCGATGTGCAAATTCAGATGCGGGACGAGGCCACGACAGGCGCGCAATGGGTGACGGTTTTCCAAGGCCTCATGGATCACGTCGAGTGGACCCCGACCGGGACCGCCCTCGTTGTCGAGTGCCGGGACTATCTTGCGAAACTGCTCGACCTGCGCGTTCAGGATGCGTGGCTGAACAAGACCGGCGCCGATCTCATGACGACGCTGATCTCGGCTGCCGGGCTCACGCCTCAGGTGTCCTTTCCCGCCAGCATGACCGGTCAATACTGGCAGATCGAACACAAGCGCCTGTCACATAGCGCGCATGGCCGCTTTCAGACGGCGTTCGATCTCGCCCGGTATATCGCCAACTCGGCGGGGTGCGACCTGTATGCGTCGGGCAAGACGATCATCTGCAAGCCGTACCCAACCAGCAATGATGGATCGGCGACGACGCACACGCTGAGATATCAGGATTCCGGGCCAAACCAGGCGATCGTCTCGAATGCCATGTCCCTGAGCTTCAAGCGTGACTACCAGATCGCCAAAGGCGTGGTCGTGCATGTCATGTCGTGGGACAGCCGGCAGCGGGCCAAGTTCGAGTATTACTGGTCAGCCGAGGGCGGATCGCCGAAGAAAGCTGCGAACGCTGGCACGCTGCACTCCTTCAAGGTGCCAGGCCGCTCAATGCAGGACGTGCAGAGCACCGCCAAGCAGAAATACGATGAGATCGTGGCTCACGGGCGCGAGGTCCATATGACGATCCCTGGGCGCATTTCGCTTCAGCCCCGTGATTTCTTCACCCTGACCGGAACCAACTCGACATGGGATGGCCAGAGCTACACGGTTGACGCTGTTTCAAGCACGTTCTCTTGGGAGGGCGGCTTTGAGCAGGATGTGACGCTGCGGAACCGTGATGTGACACAGGACGAGGCAGACAGCGATGCATGACGCAAGACAGATCGCTGCTGCTGCGAGCGGCATGATTGCCAAGACCGTGCATGGCATCATCACCTCGATCGACCCGGTGAACCACGCAGCCAAGGCGCTCGTGCAGCCAGAGGGGATCGAGAGTGGTTGGCTGCCAGTTGCCGCCTTGGCTGCCGGTGATATCCGGATCGCCCGCCTGCCGAATATCGGAGAGCATGTCCTGCTTATCCCGATCGAGGGCGATGCCGAGCATATGCAGATCAACGCCTTCCAGTACGATACGGCGGTCACGCCTCCTGTTTCTCCGCAGACGAGCAAGCCCGCCCAGGCTGGTGAATTGCTGATCATGGCCGGATGCGGCGCTCCGCCCTCTGCCACGCAAACAGGCACAAGCTCTCAATCAGCAGGCGGCGCCACTCAAAACGCGCCCTGGTGGCATATGACGGCCCACGGCCTTTTCTCTGGCGCAGGGCAAACGACTACAACGATGACGAATGCGGGGCTGGTCTGGCAAGTTGGGAGCGTATCGATGACGCTTGGCCCGTCTGGCCTTGCGGTGACTGGCGGCACGGTCACATCGGATAGAGACGTGCTTGCTGCAGGTATCAGCGGCAAGTCTCATATCCATACCAACGGCAATAACGGCGGCAATACGGGGGCGCCAGTTGCATGACAGCTATCTCACATTTCTGCGGTGGTGATCTGAACCTCAATACTGCCGGTGGTCTCGCCACGGTCAGCGGTGCGGATCAGACCAGGCAGGCCATTATAAGACGGCTATGCACCAATGCCGGCGATTACATCTGGCAGCCGGATTACGGCGCCAGCCTGCCGTCGAAGATCGGCTCGCCAGCCAGTCTCGGCGAGATACAAGCGCTCGTTGCGGAGCAGATGGCACAGGAGGCGGCTGTAGATCAGACCCAGCCAATCAGTGTCACGATCAATAATCCAAGCGTCGGTGTCTATGTCTGCAACATCCAGTATGTGGACCTGGAAACGCAATCTGTGCAGGCGCTACAGGTCACGAATTAGCTTGTACATGGCCACATGATATGAGATTTTCCGCAATCATGGCCGTTGCTGGCCGAAAGGCGTCCTTCGGGGCGCTTTTTTTGTTTCTGAGGCTTTGATGGCGCTCTCGCTTCGCTCTTTCACGACGACCGTTTCTACGGCTGTCACGGCGGCGCAGGGCGCGGCTTCGTCGCTGCTCGATCTGTCGGTCGGAACGCCCGGGCGTGCAATCCTCGAAGCCGCATCGGGAATGGGTCTGTGGCTGCAATCCGTCGCCCTGCAGATCCTCACCCGCAACCGTCTCTCCACATCGGAGGGCGCAGACATTGACAGCTTCATCGCCGATTTCGGCCTGACACGCGAGCCCGGCGTGGCCGCAACGGGCAATATCCTGTTCTCGTCGTTTTCGCCCGCGACGGCCTCCGCCACGATCCCGGTTGGCGCGCTCGTGCTGACCATCTCCAACATCAGCTACGCAGTCGTTGCAGATAGCACGAATGCCGCCTGGAACAATGCTGCCGATGGCTACATTCGGCCTGCTGGCGTTCAGTCCCTGACGCTGCCGGTGCAATGCACACAGACCGGAACAGCAGGCAATGCTTCCGCAGGAGCGATCTGCCTGCTCGGTACAGCCGTTTCCGGCATTGATACCGTCACGAACCCGGCTGCCTTTACCAATGGCGGTGACGGGCAAACCGACGCCGCAGTGCGCGCGGGGTTCGTGACTTGGCTAAATTCCCTGAACCGGGCCACGCTTGCGGCGATTGAGGGCGCGGTCGAGGCGATCGCCACCAATATCATGGTGCAAGGCGTTGAGAACGCTGACACAGCGGGCAATTTTCTGCCCGGTAACATCGTCCTGTACGTCGATGATGGGTCCGGTGCCGTTTCAGACGCCTCGATCGCTCAGGCCTATGCGGTCGCGAATGAGTACCGCGCCTCGCCTGTATCGATACAGGTCGTCAGGCCCTCGGTCTCGACTCCCACCGTGAGTATGACACTGACCCTGGCACCAAACAGCAATGCGTCGTCGGTGCAAGCACTGATAACTGCTGCGATCAGCGGATACTTCAATGCGCTGGATATCGGGCAAGGCGCAGTTTATTCGCGCTTGAGCGTCCTGTCCTACGGCGCCTCGTCTTCCGTCGTTTCCATCTCGAATTTGCTGCTCAACGGCAGAACTTCGGACATTACCGGACAAACGGGCGTGGCCATCCGCGCCGGATCGGTGACCTATGGCTAGGCTGGGCAATGTATCGCAGGGACAGTTCGCAAACAGACTGCGGGCGCTGCTTCCAGCAGGATGGTTCCCCGGCGCGCCAAGCAAAGGCGAAGCCGAACAAGCGCCAATTCTCAACGGCATGTTGCAGGGTATTGCTTCGGTGTTTTCATGGGCCTGGGGGCAGCTCCAGGGCGCCTACGATCAGCAACGCCTTGCGACTGCGACCGGCGGGATGCTGGACATCTACGCCGAGGATTTCTTTGGCGATGCGCTGCCTCGGTATGCGAACGAGAGCGACGACGATTACCGCGCCCGCATAAAAGCGGCTCTATTCCCGACCCTGGGCACCAGACAGTCTCTCGAGCGCTCGCTTGCGACCAACTGGGAAGCAGGCTGGCGGGTCGTTGAGCCTCGAAACGCATCAGATACCAAGGGCTACGGTTCTGCAGCCTCTCCCGGGGCAGGCGGCGGTTACGGATACGGTGCTGCGGATCTTCGCTACGGCACACGCCTCTCACCATTCCAGGGCTTCGTGCTCCTGAGCGACAACCCCGCATCCACACCACCTTCAAGCGTACTCACCGGGATCGAAGAGATCCGGGCGGGCGGCGTTGTGATCTGGGTTGGTAACGCTGCGCCCTGACATAAGGAAATCTCATGGATCGGAAGATCATTTACCCCGGCCAGATTCCGATGGTCGAGGACCAGCTTCAGGCTGCCCGCTTTACACAAATCGGCGTCGGACGTTTGGCTGGCGCGCTGTATGACGAGAGCGGGACCGGAGCGAGTGGCTTTGCTTGCACACCCGGATCAGGATTGTCCGTTACGATCTCGCCCGGGCAGATTATCCAGCCCGGCATGGTTGATGCCTCGGAATTCGGGGTGCTGCCCGCATCGGCAAGCGCGCTTCCTCGTCAATACGTTTTGACCGACCCCGTGAATATTGTGATTCCCGGAACGGGTGCGACCTATATCGTTTACGGAACAGTGAGCACGGCCGACACGGCGAACGCGGTCCTGCCCTACTACAACTCTGCCAATCCGTCACAGACCTTTGCCGGCGTAGGAAATAACGGCCAGAACCAGCCTACGGTCCGTGCAGACAGCGTTACTATCGGTGTCGCGACATCGGTCCCGAGCGGAAGTATCCCGCTGTGGAGCATCGTCATTCCAAGTGGCGCAACGGCGATCACATCGGCGATGATTTCGGCTGCCTCGGGCGCGCCGCTTTACCCAAGCCTGCGTGGTCTCGCTATGCGGTCAGTGGCACCGTTCAACGCCAATCTTGCTGCAGCCTTCAAAGGATATCCATCCAAGGCGATCGTAGCTGACCCCACCACCACCGGCGTCTTCTGGGTGTCCACGGCTGACAACAACCTGACCACGCCGGGTGCGTCCGGGGCGTCGTGGACTTCGCTCTTTGCTGGTCTGACGCCTACGCCTGTCGCAACGTCTGGCAACGGATCGCTTGGCGTTCTCTCGCTCTATTCTGCGAACGCCGGGCGCATGTACGCGCAGACCTACAACAGCGACGGAACGAGTTCTGCGAAGATTCTGGCGGTTGCTGATTCCACCGCCACCTCGACAACGGGCAAGATCGGCTACACGATCAACGGTCTTACGGCAACGCCTGTCGAGGTATCGGGCACCGTAAGCCTGAAGATCAGCAACCTTTATACCGCTGGCAGTGATGGCCGACTGCTTGCCGACACGTACACGAGCGGCGGCGCTTCGATCACACAGACAATCGCTCTGGCGGCTTCAGCTACGAAATCCTCGCTCGGAACTCTCTGCTTCTCCATCAACGGCGTTACAGGCACGGGGATCGAGATTTCGGGTACGAGTAGCCTTCAGGTCAGCCGTTTATACACTGCTGGCAGCGACTCCCGTTTGCTCGCTGACACTTATACAAGCGCAGGCGCATCGGTAACGCGCACGATCCCTTATGCCGCATCCTCGTCTAAATCCAGCACTGGCGTTCTCGGCTATACGATCAACGGCACCGTGCCAACCTCACTCGAAACGACCGGCACCGGCGCGCTCAATGTAAACTACCTTTACGCACTTGGCAGTACGGGGCGGCTGTGGGCGAATACGACAAATAGTGCCGGAACTTCGGTATCAAAGCAGATCATCACGAGCGACCAGTTCACGATTACAGACAACGGCGTGAGTGGTTACCGGATCACTCCTGACGGTTCGGTCGAACAGTGGGGGATTATCACGCTGGCCGCCTCGAACCAGGTTACAGCGTCGGGTACGATTACTTTCCCATTCAATTTCCCGAACAGGTGCCGAAGCATCTGCTTCACGCCTCTCGATCCAGCGAATTCATCTACCGGCTGCTGGCCCTCGGCAGGATCGAATGGCCTTCCCGGCAAAACTTCCGTCACCGTTTCTGCGGATACCTTGAGCCAGGGAAATTCATCTCAGGTCGTCTTTAACCAGTCCGTAAGAATCATGTGGGAGGCAAGGGGTCTTTGAGATGAACTACTATTATTCGCCCAGTGAAAACGCGTTCTTCCTCTATGCGCTCAGAGACCGCTACGACGCCGCAGGCTCCTGGCCCTCGGATGCTGTGGGTGTCTCGGATGACGTATTCTTGGAATATGGCCTCGGCCTACCACCCGCCGGAAAAGAGCGTGCGGCGGTAAACGGGATGCCGGGGTGGGTAGATGCCCCTGCGAGAAGCACGACCACCTCAGACGCATCCGCCACTTCATAAAGGCAATCACCCATGACCTGGCGCCCATCAGCGCGGATCGTACGCCCTGGCGGGTGTGCGACTGCGAACCTGCGCGGCATGGCCCTGCAACCTCTGCTTGCATGGCCTGACAGCAACATCAACGGCGGCGCTGATTACAGCGTCGATTTCTCGGGGCTTCTCGGATGCGGAGAGGCCGTCCTTTCCTACGACTTCGATCCGGGCACCGCCGGGGCAATAGGCTGGCTATCCTCTTACGGCTCGTGCGTTACAGCGTACATCACCTGGCTTGCAGCCGGGGCCCTGGCGGTCAATGTCGCTGTGCTTTCGACGTTGGGCAACACCTATCAGGTCACGGTTGGCGTCACAGTAAGCGCCATTCCGGCACTGATACCCAGCAACCCGCAGCCAGCTCCGGGGCCGATCGCACCTTTCGTCGATAGCGGCGGAATGGAAGGATGGATCGCCTGCCTTGGCACCCAGCAACCCACCGGCGACGGCTGGTGGCTCAATGCCGGCGTGCCGACCTTCTCGGGCCGCCCGGACTTTGGTGACGCCTCGATACCGGGGCTGATCCTCACCAACGCCAATATGGGGGAATGGCTGGCAACGCTCCCCATCACGCCCCCTTCATCCGGGTGGTGGAACAATGCCGGCGTAGCCGCTTTGGTCGGCGTACCTTCCCGCAGACAGACGCCCATCAACAGCGCGCAGATGGCTGCATGGCTGGCATCACTCCCGCTCGTGGCCACGAATGGCGGCTGGTGGAACAACGCAAACATTCCCACATTCAAGGAAACTTCAGCATGAAGCGCCTGGTGGCACTCGCTGCATTATTGCCTTCGCTTGCCTGGGCGCAGTCGTCAGGCGCGCAGTTTGTCCCTCCGGGCGGCTTGCCTGCATCGACGCCGGTGGGAACGGGCGGAAATTCATTGGCGACCATGCAGAGCGGTATCACGCAGAATGCGAGCGATATCGCAAGCCTGACAGCGACCAGCGTGACGCAGGCGGCTTTGGCGTCCAGTCTTGCGCCTTACATGACACAGTCTCAGGCAAACTCCACCTTCCTGCCTCTTGCTGGCGGGACGTTAAACGCCGCGTCCGGGGGTGGCCTCAAGCTGCTTAACCCTTCTCCGCAAAACGGCGCTTCGCCGGTCGTATCGCTCGATTTCTCTGCGTTTTGGAATGAGCTGACACTCACTAGCACCGCCCCCGGCTCAAACCTGCTAACGCTATGGAACAAGGCCCCGAATGGCTTCACCGCAGCGACGTTTCGTGGCTATGACACTGACCTCAACAGTCAGTTCGAGCATTACGCGATTGGGTATTTCCCCGGTCTGAATATCGGAGGGCTGCGCGGTTACTCGGGCATGGAAGTGTCGAGCTATGACATGACCAATAACAGCCGCGAGCGCGCCTCCCCGTTCGTACATCAGGAAACCGGGGCGCATTTTGATGGAACGGGCATAGATTTCTACGGGGTTATCCCCCAGAGTGCCATGAGCACGATCACCTGTCCTGGTGGATGCACGTTTCCGGCGGGGATCAACGGCGACATCGTAGAAAGCCAGCAGGTCTATGGCTTGTACCCGAAGAACACGACGATTGTATCCGGTGCCGGGACATCGACGCTGACCATGAGCAGCCCGGCAAACTTCTACTCCAGCGATACTGTAAACGGCCAGCCTCTCGTCACGGGCGGAACAGGCTATACGCAGACCGATTGGGAAATAGAGGTGCCGACCGGGAACGTTGATGATTTCCGGTTTGTGGATCTCCACGACAACACATTCTTCAATGGGGCCATACCGTTCTTCTCCCGAGACCGTCGCCTGGGACGCCTGGGGATCTGGACCCAGCGGCCACTTGCGGAGCTGGACGTTCAAGGTAACGCGATCTTTGGAATTGCTGGCAGTGCGAGCGACCGCACTAAGTACGTTAATCTGGGTATAATCAATTCGGCTTGCCAGCCTGGTAGCGGGGTGAGAACCCAAGTCGACCGCAACATTTTCCTCAAGGGTGTTAACACCCTTCAGACCCTTTGCCTGACCAATCCCGGACGCTATCGTTGGGTTGACCTCAACGTAGGCAATGCCGGGGCAGACGGCACGATTTCCGAACAGTACCTGGACGGATCGCGTGCCACCCGTATTGTCGCACATCCAGTCACCACAGCGAGCGCAAGCCGACAGCTTCTCCTTACGGATTGCGGCACCACGATCGCCGTGTCGGGATCGACCGCGCTGACATTGAACATCGGGACCGGGCTTGCCGCAGGATGTCGTATCACGGTGACACAACTCGGTGCCGGCGCAGTCACTATCGCTGCCCTGAGTGGCGAAACCGTTGGGTGGTACGACACGCAGGCCGAGACAGGCCCTTACACCCTCGCTGGGCAGTACGCTTCGGCTGTTATCGAGGCCAAGAGCGGCTCGGTCGCAACGGTAGAGCGCGCCCAGTGAGGCTGCCCTTAAAGTTCCATCCCCCTCAAGCCGCCCCTCACCGGGCGGCTTTTTTATTGGAGGCGACATGAGCCCCCCTGGTGATTTCATCACGCGCGGCGAGTTTTCCGAGGTGAAAGCTGAGCTGAAAGAGGTGGTGCTTGATGTGCATTCCCTCAGAGCGGCTCAGACAGCCTCGAACGCCAAGCTCGACAAGATCCTTGCTCAGGTAATCCGGCAGGGAAGCATCAAGGCATGGGTCGGCTGGGCAATTGTCACAGCCACTTCCGCCGCCGTTGCCACAGTCCTCACTCATATCCCCATGGGGCACCCATGACCGGCATCGACATCGCAATCGCGCTGATCTCGCGTGACGACTTCGAGGGGCTGAGCCTCAAGCCCTATCTCTGCCCGGCCAATTACTGGACCATCGGCTACGGCAATCGCTTCCTAGCTGACGGCACGCCTGTTACGGCGACGACGAAGCCGATCACCCAGGCGCAGGCCCTCGACCTGCTGCGGAACACAGTCATGACCCTGCAGGAGAAGCTCCGCTCGTTCGTGACCGTCCCGCTGACAGATTACCAGGAGGGCGCCCTGCTCTCCTGGCAGTTCAATGTCGGCACCAACGCAGCCAAGGGCTCGACCCTAGTACGACGCCTGAACCAGCGCCTCTACAACTCGGCCGCACAGCAATTCCTCGTCTGGGACAAGGCCACGGTGAACGGACAGCTTATCGTCCTTCCCGGCCTTCAGCGCCGCCGCAAGATCGAAAGCGGCGTGTTCCTCGGGCGCGGTATCCCCACAACCGGAGCATCCGCATGAACTTCGACTGGCAGACGATCTTTCAGACCGTCCTTCCCTTCCTGCCCGCCTCTCTTGCCGGCGACGCGACGACGATCCTCACCTTCATCGTTGCCCTGGCCGCCGTGATCGCCCGCTACTGGCCGCGCCCGGCTGACGGGTCGAAGTGGCTCCCCCTTTACCTGCTCGTCAACAGCGTCGGCATGAACGGCAAGCACGCCACCAATGCGGACGACGCCAAGCCCTGACTGACGACACCGGCAATCGGGCCGGGATCAGTCCTCATTATCCAGAAGGAAAAGACCATGACCACCAGCGCGAACACGCTCGTCACCAAGCTCATCAAGCTGATTACCGATGCGGCCGGTAGTTCCGTCAGCACCGCCACCACGGCCAAGCTGACAGCAGCCGCAGCCATCATCGGCGAGGTCGGAGATCTGATCATCCCGTCGCTCGAGAACTCGAACAAGGACCTGTCGGCCATTCTCGACGCGATCAGCGCGATCGAGGACGATGCCGACAAGCTCGATACCGACATCAAGACGCTCGTCGCCGCCTTCAAGGGCACGAGCAGCACTGTCGCGCAGGCCGCGTGACGGCTGACCTCATTGCCGGGGCCGTGGCGTTCATCGTCGCGGCTCTCGGTGCCCTGATCTGGTACGCCAACCGGGCGGGGAAGAACGCGGCGTCTGTCAGCACGTCCGAGGCTGCAAAGACCTCTGCCGATGCGACAACGCTCAAGGCGCAATCCATGGCTCAGGCTCAGGCCGATAAGCCAGCAACGGAAGATGCCGTATTGCAGCGGCTTGGGGACGGCACGGCATGAGGAGGATCGCTCTCGGGGCGCTGCTCGGGCTCTCCGCCTGCTCCTCGGTGCAGTATGTGCCCTGCCCTACCCTTGTGACTTACAGCAAGGCCGATCAGTCGGCGCTTGCAGCTGAGATCAAGGCGGGCCCGAAGCCCGAGACGGTGCGCTGGATTGGAGATTATATCGGGCTGCGGGACCAGGTCCGGGCTTGTCAGAAGTGAGGCGGCTCGGCCTTGAAAAGCACCGATTGCGAACCGAACCGCCCGCGCTTATGCATCGCGCCGCTCTCGTTACCGTGAGTTACGGAGTCGAGTAACGTTAAAATAACGACACGTCGAGGGCTCGATGATCCCGGCGACGTCCCAACATTACGAGTAGATTGCGGTAACTATACGTTTCGATATCGCATCGTTAATAGGTCAATAATGGCGTTCACACGACTTTAACCGTCTATGTTGAACGTTTAACAGCGCTCCATGACCAAGAACCTGACCCTGGCAGCGGTGGCTGCGGCCTTCTGGGCCCTATCGACTACGACGAACTCGGTTGAGGGTCTGGGCCCCGCTTCAGATTTTCTGGCATTCTCAGCGCAGGCTATGTGCGTCATGTGGGTGCTACACGGGCTCTTCCTGATTTTCAGACAGTCCGAGGATCACGACTTATCCTGATTCACGCACCGCCTGATCCTGGCGTCTCTGTGCTGTTGTCGCGATCTACATTCCCCCGCCAAGCCACCGAGTAATCCGGCGCCTGATGCGCGGGCGCTCCTGGGCCCCGATGCGGCCACATATTCGAGCGCTTCAACTGCTCGGTAATCTTTTGGGCCAGCGCGTCCATCTCTGCCCCGGTCATCTTCGCGTTTACACGCCTCGGCTTGCCCCGATAGTCGAGGCAAATCGACATACGGATGGCGAATGTCACATCTTCTTCGGAGGCTGGGGTCAGGTCTGTCATAGAAGAGAACAGAACGTGAACAAGGGCGGAAGTCAATTAAAACCGCCCGCACAAGCAAAGGGCGGCCCGAAAGCCGCCCCGCCTATCACCACCACGATGAATCGAATGCCAGAAAAAAGCAGGTTTGCAGTCCCGCCCTTTTCAATCTCACCAAGCGTTCGAACCGCCCATGAGAACACCTTCCGTACGACGCAGAATCGCACGATCTGGCGGGGCAGTACAAGGGAAAACGACTCGCGGAAAGTGGCACGGATCTGGCACAGCTTGACACGATATGACTCGGCTCAGAACGTACGGGAATGA